CCACTCCAGCTGCACACGCAGCTTAAGGAGGACGCCATGGAACGCACCCTCGCCCAAACAGCAACTCATCTCGGCCTGACCCGTCCCCAGCTCATCGCACGCATGCGGGAAAAAGGGCTGCTCAAGGGAAACCTGCCGGCAGACCTTAAACGCGATGGTGAGTATCTGCGGATCAAAGACAGCCCTTGGTACGACGAGAAATACGGCATGCAGTACAGCCAGTCGACCAGGGTCAAGCAATCCGGCATCCGCTGGCTAGCCGAGCAGCTGGACATTGACCTTCCGTCTATTCCGGCAGACCGCCGTGACGTGGCCTAGGGAATACGCCCGCCAGATCGTCGCCATGCGTACACGCGAGGAGCGCAACGCCGCGCTCCTCGAAGTACCCGAACATCTGCGCGAGCTCACGAGACGCCACTGCCTGAACGCCTGGAATCATCCGAAAAGGAAAAGAAATGATGAACAACGACCTTCTTGATTACCTATTGAAATCTTTACTGATACTGCCACATGCAGATCGGACACCTCAGAACGTAAGAAACGTACTTAACCTGGCTACTGAAGCCGCAGGCGGCACACCGCTACAGTCAGGCGAAGTCACAATCCCTCCCAATCCAGCAGCGACGTTAATTCGGATTGAAGAAGTATCGAAGATTGTCGGACTAGCACGCTCGACGCTCTATAAGTTCTTAAGCGATCCCGACAATGACTTTCCTCGCCCGGTAAAGCTATCAGCAGCAACCGGAAAGGGCGCGTCCGTGGCATGGGTACTGGCAGAAGTACAACAATGGGCTCGTTCCCGGCTGGCATTTCGCTGTGAATATGAAGCTCGAAAAGAGGCGAGAGCATGACTGCCAATCAAAGCGAGTTGCGCCTCATCTCTAAGCCCGAAACAGCCACCGTCGAAATGCTCTACCGCACCTTCGGGAATGTGCTGATCCCTCTGGAAAAAATACGGGAGGCCTATTTTCGCAACCTGAACTCTCAGCTGTTTGTGACCGAGATCTACAACGGCAGGATTCAGCTTCCGATCACTACGATCGACGCGAGCCGCAAGGCACTCAAATACATCCACATTCGGCACATGGCCTCGTTGATCGACATCAGCGCCTACAAGGCTGATGAAGACATGCAGCGACAGCAGAGCAGCCAACGGCATGTTGCGCCTACACCGCTGACGGCTGTCACCACTGGCCAACAACAATCCCAGGAGCACACCACATGATGACCTCAATGCAAATCGGTGCACTCGTCATCCTGATAGTTCTAGCCGCCCTGCTGCTCTGGGGCGGTTACATCATGGGCCGCAGCGATGGCCTGGAGACCGGCCTGCGCGAGGGTGAAGACCTCCAGCGCGCCGCAAGCGCCAAAACCATCCGCGAGCTCCGGGCCTCCTTGAAGTTCATCCGAGCCGATCACACGCGCCTGGCAAAAAACTGCGAAAGCCTTGAATCGTATCCGCTCTTCGGCCCGGCCGAGCACCGGATGCTGGTCGCCATCGGCGAACTGCTGCGGATCGCCGCAGAGACCTTCAACGCCTTTCGCACCGGCAAGAAGCTCGAGCGTGATGCCCGATCTCTGCGCGAACAGGCACTTGCAATGGCAGCGCAGTTGCAACCAGGAATCCAGGGCAGTTTCGTAGGACAACCACCCAGCACCGCCAGCAAATTCAATGTCGAGGCTGCGTGATGCGGTTGCTTTTCCCTCAATCGCAGTGGAGCGAAGGCTCAGGAAATGACGAATAGCAGCTTGGAATCCTTACCTCACCCTGACGTAGACAAGGTGTCGGAAGACGTTATGGCACATTTCTTAGGCATTTCGTCTAGAGCTCTTGCGACGCGACGCGCACGCAAACAGATACCCGAGGGAGTCTGGAACAAGCAAGGACATCGCATTATGTACAGCAAAAGAAGGTACGAGGAATGGCAAGAAGCACAATGGATTTGCCCAGTGGAGTGGAAATCTTCCGCAAATCCCTCAGGATTCGTTTTACTTGGAATGGGGCCCGAAGATGCGAAACGCTCCCCTACCCCGCGACGCCGAAAGGCATTAAAGCTGCATCCCAGCTACGCGATCAAGTAAGAAGCCTGATCAAGCTCGGCCTCTTGGATGATATCAAGTACACCGAGCTGTTCCCCGGCTCGGTCGTTCTGCTGAATAGCATTCCGACGTTTCACGAGTACGCCCAGCTTTGGCTAGATGGTCGGGTTATTACTACCGGTACGCGCAACAACTACAAAGGCGCGCTCAACCTTTACTGGATTCCGCCTCTGGCACTGGTCCGTCTCGATCAAATCACCCCCACGCTCCTACGCCGCGTTATTGCGGCCACGGATTGGACATCGCCAGGCGTTCGGCGTAACGCTCTGGTCAAACTGTCGACGATTCTGGAAGCGGCAGTAGCTGAAGAATTGATCAAGAAGAATCCGGCCGCAACGATAGACCGACCCAAGCGATCGCGAAAGGAGATCAGTCCATTCTCCTTGGACGAAGCGAACCGCATCATTGCCCACCTGTACCAAACAACGCACTGGCCCAGCGGGATCTACGCCGCATTCTTTGAGTTCGCATTCTTCACGGGGCTTCGGCTGTCGGAGGTCGCGGCGTTGCGCTGGGATGCTGTCGACTTAGTGAAACGCCAGGTACATGTCTGCCGAACCGTCGCGCTTGGTGTGGTCGAAGAGCGCACCAAAACAGGCAAAGACCGGTTCGTACTGCTGAATGAGCGAGCGCTGCACGCGCTTGAGTTCGCCCGCCTATACGCAGCGCGTCGTGCTAACGGAATCGGCAAGATCAAAACCACGCCCTACGTGTTCCCGCCTTCGAAGAACGGCGAGTACATCAAGCAGACGTCAGACCTTCACAAACAATGGAGGCCAACGCTGGAAGCTTTAGCGATGCCTTATCGTCCGCCGTACAACTGCCGTCATACTTATGCGACAATATGCTTAATGTCCAACATGAACCCCGCATTCATCGCTCAGCAGCTTGGCCACAGTGTCCAAATGTTGCTGACGACGTATGCGCGTTGGCTCAACTCAAGCTCAGACTGGGCGGAGCTGGAAAAGCTCCAGATTGGTATCAAATCGGTATCAGGCAAAAAAGACCAGCTCTAACCCATTGATAGGTAAGGTAATTGATCTCCACAGCTAACATCACGATGCGATCTTAAGGGCATCGCGGTGTAGCGTCAGGCGTAGTAAATTCAAGGACTTGAGCCGCACAGGATCGCAGGAGTACGCCACGAAATGCAGTGATTGGTATCAAAATTGGTATCGATTACCCCCTCGCTGAGCGTCCATCCTTACGCACTTCCCCCTCGAAAAATCAAACAAAAAGCCCTACAGCCAGATCCGGCTGTAGGGCTTTTTGTTGTTTTCAGCTCACTGACCTGTAAAACAGCGAAGCCCCACCTGTGGATAAACGACAAAGCCCTGGTTTTTCAGGTCTTTGTCGTTTATGGGGTTTGGCGAAAGTCCGACCACACCCAAAGCGTTACAAAACTTTTCGGGTATCGTTACAAAACTATCCCGTTTTCCCCACCTTCCCGCATCCTGCCAACACCCCGATCACCATCCGAGAAATCCTGCTGCTACGCTGAAAACTCCACGGAGGATTCACAATGCCAAACTCAGACCTGCTCCCTTCCCTGCTATTCAAGATCAATGAAAACCAGCTCGCCCTTGAGGCTGCCATCTTGGAGCTTTCGAATTGGGTGGAGATGCGCGGATCGGCAGACGTAGCTGACAACGTGCGCGGCGCCCTGGACACGATTGACCGCAATGAAGAGTTCATCAAGATGACACTCGCGGTGCTCATGACACCTGAGTGATTTCCCGTCTCCAGCTCTGATCCCCGACGTCATATCTGCTGAGCGAGACCTGTCGCGAGCTCAGTGAAGCGGGCCCATGTTGGATTGGACATGGTTTTTTTGAAGGCCTTTGCTTATAAGGCCTATAAGCCTTACAGATCATTTCTGTACCACTTTCGTACCATTGCATTTCTTTTCTTCTATGCTACCCCTTTATCGTCAATGGCTTTAATGGCACCCTGCTATCGAGGCCAACCCGCGCGTCATGATTCCCGCTGAAGGCTTACCCCCTTTTGACAAGAGGCGATTTATGGGCAGTTTTTCAATAGAACACCTTTCAGAAGATATCCACTTTTCAAAGACAAAGACTTACTTCAAAGAAGTCTTATCTTCGTATCGAAACGAAAACTATCGATCTGCAGTGGTCATGCTATGGTCAGTAGCTGTATGCGACGTAATTTACAAGCTTCAGAGCCTCGTAGACATCTACAACGACGCTATTGCTAGGGAAATTTTAGCTGACATCAGCGCGACCCAAGATGCTCAACCGACATCATCTACCTGGGAAATAACCTTAATAGACGAGGTATTTAGAAAGACAAAACTACTTGATGCGCTTGAGCACGAAAACTTAAGATCCCTACAGAAACAACGACACCTTTCAGCGCACCCTATACTCAATCGTGATAGAGAACTACACTCACCAAACAAGGATACAACCAGAGCGTTACTCAGAAACACATTAGAAGGATTACTGACAAAGCCTCCATTCTACACAAACAAGATATTAGATGAGTTGCTAGCAGATCTTTCCGAGAGTGCCGAAGCGTTAAACACCCGATCTAAGGTCAGCCAATATTTAGAGACCAGATATCTCCGACGCCTAAAGCCAGAGACACAAATGGCTTTATTTAAAACATTCTGGAAACTCACTTTCAGAGTAGTCAACGAGGAATGCAATCAACATCGAAGGCTGAACTTGCACGTCCTCGAATGTATCAGCGCCCGGCAGCATGCGCGCATTCCCGACACAATAAGAGACGATCAAGACTTCTACGGCAACACTGCCTCAGGCGGAATGGCATTAACCTACCTGACTTATTATCTTGCAAATAACCCTCAGCTTTATGGTTGCCTACCAGAAGCTACACGGCTAAAAATATTGCATCACATTGATAATGACGAACATGGCAAGGTCCTAGGTTGGTTTACCAAAAACAATCTTGAGACCCACTACACCGACCTCTTGGCATGGATTGTTGGCGAGGCGTACCCAACAATTGACCAAGAGCTCTGGACTGTTCTTCTTTCGTTTGAAGACACGGTAGAATGGCAAAGAAGCTGCTGCAAGCTTATGGGGGCCTATTACGCTAAAAGTGGAAGCTTTAACACTGCGGACTCAAGATTTCAAAACGCAATACAGCCAAACCTTAGTTTGTTTGACACAGATGCACTAGGCTTCATGCTAGAACGCATTGAAACGAACAATCAAACCTTCCATCGGGGTCGGGCAGAGAGCGACCATACCAAGATCATAGATCGAATCGCAGAAATTCATGCGAATTTCGATTACTCTAGGTTTCCACATTTTTTACGCCTAACTGAAGCTGAAACCTTATAATTTCTCCCTATGCACACCCCGATTGTGTTGGAGTACTAACGCAAAAAAGCCCTACAGTCCCGGAAACAAAGGGCTGTAGGGCTTTTTTGACACCGTATGTTTTTTGTTCATTTGGCATTAAATGGCGTAGGTTGGCGTAGGGTTTGCCCCATTTTTGCCCCATTCGTTTGCTCTTGTCTTTCTAACGCACGCCCATAGAATCCTGTATCGACACCTCACAGAAGTGCTTTGTACGCTGGTGGCCGAGCGGGTCTCGGTTCAGGCCAGCCCGTTCAAGGACATCGTTCTATGTGAAGCAGTGCAGGTGGTGCCGAAGCTAATGGTCCAGGCATTACCTACAGACACCAGCGCCGCACACCAATTGTGTTGGAGTACTAACGTAAAAAGCCCTACAGCCCCGAATTGCAGGACCATAGGGCGGTGTTGGCAAAGCGATTGACGGTAACTCTTGGCATCAAATGGCGTTGGTTGGAATTACCCAAAACCACCCAGGGAAGAAGTACCTATCTCACTGCGGATGAGTGTCAGGCATCATTACTATGAAAAATCGCTAGAGTCGAGCAAACCCCAAAGCCATTTCATAGCAATAAAATATGGAGCCATAGTGAGGACAAGAAGCGCTACATCTAAATTTCGATTCCATGGCTGTTGCCATGCAGAGTTGGCATGAAGTAGAAGCAAGGGAACAATCACGCCAAAAAACAAAATAGCGCCCCCGACAAACAACATAATTTTAGAGCGCTCCCGTATTTTAAATCTTCCACTGTAAAGCCGTAAAACCCTCAACGACGCATCAAGTTTTGGAACAACCTCCGTCTCAAACCCTTTAATACGCTCAAAAAAGTCCACGATTATTCTAGAGTATCCAAATTTTTCTCTAGGTCTTACATGTTGCACCCGCAATTCAGCTGCCTTATCTGCATACCCCATAGCTGCTATCTTTTGCAACATAGGCTCATGCATACGAGAAAGAGCGTCTAGCTCTTTACGACCTTCCACCTCTTCACAGCGTGAAGCCAACTCCAAAACAGAATCGCTATGCCTCCCCCAAAAAATCATTAACTCAACTACTATGCGCCTTACAGAAAGCAGCCGCTCTTCCGTGAAAGCATCTTCTTTTTTATTTCGGACATCAATTGATAGGTTCTCCGCTGACTGGACTATAGGCTTTCCGGAAAACGGATAAGAAACCGAAACCACATAAAGCATATTAATAAACTCGTGACACGCCTCAACAACTACCTCATCATCCTGCGATTCAATTGTTTCTCCAATAGACCTTCCTTCATACATTGGAAATATCGACTTTGCCTTTTTGAGCGTTTTACGGATACCCTCCCAACTCAGCCCACCATTTTTATCAATCAAACTAGGATTATCAAAACCAATATAATGAGAAGGCGAGGTGTATTTCTCAACCCAAGCAATCAATTCGCGAAATACATCGTTGGCCTCTTGAATTTTTTGATAACCATACATCACAAACACCGAATACAATGCACCTACGATACCAATAAGTGTTGCATGAATTGCTGGCAATGCTTCTAAAATCGGAAATGCCATCTCCCCCCCCAAAAAACCTAATATTTATTCTCTCTAAAGATTAATGTAGTCTCTTTGCGAAAAAAACTCTATCCGCACAAAGCTAATACTTCGATGCTACAGGCGTAGATGTAATTTGTTCGAAACGCAGCCCCCACCACCCGCCGCTCAACCGGCTGCGCACGCATTCACTTCGCTTTAGAGACTTGCTTGACGTATCCCTGACACGCAGCCAGGGCGATCAATTCTTGGTCACCGGCATCGGTGATGGCGACAATTTTTTGAGCTCGCGCCAGTCCCTCCCTAGTTACTCAGCTTGGGCTGCAGGATCACCCGTGCCAGCATCACCAGTATGCCCAGAACGCCGTAGGCTGGCCACGTTCGCGGGCTTTTTGGCATGGTGCGAAAACAACAACTACTGCCGCAAAGGACTGTCCGCTGCCTGCGTAAGATTCGCGATGACGGACCGCGAGCCGGACCCGCCGACCAAAGATGAGTTCGAACAGCTAATTAACAAGGATTGCCTTCACGTGCAGGACTCCGCGGCGGTGACCCTGACGGTCTACACTGGCCTTCGCCCAGGCGAGTTGTGCGCACTGGCTGTCGAAGATATCGACCTAATCGCAGGCCAGATCAACATCACCAGGGCAATCACTACAGACGGCACATTCAAAGTACCTAAGACTGGAAAACCTCGGGCAGTGCTTCTGATGCCACCCGCTGTCGAAGCCTGCAAAACGTTAATGGAGTTGGTGGCTGGTCACGAACCGCGGAAGATCGAGGTGTACATGAACCGTCATGAAAGCCGTATCGAAACGGTCACCCCAATGCTATCCCCGACAACACAAGCCAGAAAAAAGATCATTAATCATTGGTTTATTCCCACTTCATGGAATACGAAGTGGGCAGCTATCCAGAAGCGGTCCTGCATTCACCCGCGCCGCCCATACCAAACCCGCTACACTTACGCCTGCTGGTGCCTAACAGCAAGGGGAAACCTTGTTTTCATTGCAAAGCAGATGGGTCACAAAGACTTCACCATGTTGGTGGAAGTCTATGCGAAATGGATGGATGATGAATCTCCCAGAGAGCTACAAAACATCTGGGAGAGTATCAACAGAACAAAAACTAGCTAGTCTTATATGAACTACCCGCAATAAAAAAATCGATCGACTTCAGCTGGTATCTCATTGTCGTATTTTGAAGCGTCAAATCCTGCAAAGCGCGGTGCATCAACTCACGGTCAGAAGAAGAACTTTCGATCTCAGAACCCAATTGATTTATCTGAGAAGACAGCCTCATGGAGTGAAGCGATTCGACACCATTATTACTAGCCAATGAATTTGAATATCGCACGAGCGCTTCCTGACGCTCGTGCGACTTTCGCTCAATAGCATAGTCTAACAGTTCTATTTGTAATTGCTGCGCACCGATCTGCCTTTCTAAAATATCGATTTTTGCTAACAACTCCTGCCTTTCGCTATCTGAATAAGCAACATCCATCAAAAAGTTTTGCTTAAACCCCTGCTTTTTCAGCAACAGAAGATCTGCCAAGTCCTCGGCACGAACATCTACAATTTCATCAATAGCACTTTGAGATGTTGCCCTATCAAGATATTCGTTAGCACGCCCCATGAATTTCTCAGGAAGATACATATAAAAATTCTGACCTACCGCCTTAACAAACTCATCCACCAACTGCGGGTGCGGCTCCAATGGCTTGCCGCTATAGATACTCCACCAATCCTCTTTACTATCACCGGTTACGAAAATAACAGGCAAGCCATCTGCTTTAGCCTTCGCTAAAGTTTGCCTCCAAACGATATAATCCCCGTAAGGCTTTAGCTTATCCGCAGCGAGGTCAGAGTCACCGCCTTTCTTCGCATCCTTATAACCAGGGGGAGTTTTCTGCAAATACCTCAAAGGCCCAGCTAGCAGAACGTCAGCTACTTCCTCCTCTGTCAAACTTTCACCAACACGCCCTTCAAGCAATTCTTCAAGCCCAGCTTTTACATCATCAACTTCTATCTTTTGCAAGTACGCTTTCTTATTTAAACCCAAGTCCTCTACTATCTTCTCAAACGAAACTATTGCCACCCTTAAAGTTTCGTCCTGCACAAACGGATGCTGCTTAGGGTTTTCAAATGAGCGCCTAAGATCCTCTACACTTTTAACAGCATCCTCATAAACCTTAACTTGCTGCCCAATAACACTTACTCTATTAACCAAGTATTCACTTGCAACCTGATGTGGAACCCACAGCCTATCATTTAGAAGCTTGAATATTTCAAAAAGTTCGGAACGAGTTTCGTTCGAATACCGATATAGACTTAGCAACACATTGGCATCTAAAACAAAAAGACAACGCCCCCAAATATCATTCAAAATATCGGGATCATTCGAAAAATACCCCGGAAACATTTTTTTCATGTTCTACCCTTCCGATGAGTGATCGTCCCTCGCTCCCGCAGAGCCACTGGATCGTCTCCCATGTTACCCTCACTCGCACAGAATAGCGTTGCAGCTGTGCGGCTTTCTAACAGCCAATCCATCAGGCTGTAAAATGCCCCATTTTTGCCCCACACTTTTTATCGAATATCGCTAAGTCACTGATGAATAAAGCAATTTCTGATTTATCCTCCCACACCCCGATTGTGTTGGAGTACTAACGCAAAAAGCCCTACAGCCCTGAAAATAAAGGGCTGTAGGGCTCTTTTGACAAATCGCGGATATGGTTCATTTGGCATTAAATGGCATTGGTTGGCGTACGATTTGCCCCATTTTTGCCCCATCGAAAACTGACCAGCAGCGAACCGTCACACTCACCTCCACAGATTTATAGCCGATGAAACTCACGACGTCATCGATTCGATTAGCCGAGCCATTGGCTGATACTAAGGCGCTGGGGCGGGTGGTTACTGACAGGCTATACTCCTTGGACTGGCAAAAGGAGTTTGTCGATGAAGAGCGACAAAGCAATGAAAGAGCTACGCGCTCTGGTCCTGGCGAATAACCCTCGGATGACTACTGCCGAGCTCGACTCTCTCACAGATATTCAGGTGCTGGTTTTGGTCAGAAACTCGATCGTATGGGATGATCGAGCTGGCGAAAAAAATGAGCATGAATTGGAGCAGATGAGGACCTTCCTTGATCACCTCATCAAGAAGCAGAGCTCCAAGCCTCCCCAGCATTGATGCAGGCAATCGATTGTCGCCTCGCCCGCTGACACGGCCTGCTGAAGAACGAGCCGATCCGGATCATTCCTACGTTGTCTATCGAACGTTCGAACGATGATGGATTGGATGTAGCAATCCACTGCAGCCCGGCCCGCCTAGCCCTTCCCGTTTTATTTCTGCTCCTTGTAGCAATTTTTAAGCAGTCTGTAAGACAGGCCTGTCACGGGCACTACCGGCTCTTGGTGTGTCGTCTTGGGGAGTCGATCCTTGCTGAGGAAAGGGGGCAGCAAGTCACCCTTTCATCAGTCGACTGCTACGCTGAATTTTTCATGGGGGATTCGCGATGCCACACTCTGACCTGCTCCCTTCCCTGCTGTTGAAGATCAATGAAAACCAACTCGCCCTGGAAGCGGCTATCCTGGAGCTTACGAATTGGGTCGAGCAGCGGGGAAGCGCGGATGTCGCCGACAACGTGCGCGGTGCCCTGGAGGCGATCGACCGTAACGAGGAGTTCATCAAGATGACGCTCGCGGTGATGATGACCCAGGAGTGACTACTTTCGGCCGATTCTGTCGAAAACAGTCCACCCGGCCTGACTACCCATGCACTGAGCGGTGAAAACGCCCTTTTCGCACGTTGCTACGTGAAATCCGAGTCCGGGAAGCCACTGCCCAAAGTAAAGATTTCAATCTCGAACGCGTACTTTTCTGATGCGCACACTAAGGCCGACTGTTTTCAACAGAATAAGCCAAAACCGGCCGCTCACCGGTGGTAATGACTCTCCCTCATCCAAGGCGACGTAGTCTTTGCTATATCGATAACACCACAGTGCCCGTTGCATGGTGCGCTGCCATTTCAGAGCGAAGCTCACCAATCAAATTTGCAATAGCGCAGCTGGATGTCAATTCGCTGGTCGAGCCTGCAGTGGCCAATAGATCAACCCGTCCAGAGCTTGAGTCGAACACTTTGATCATCAATGATCCATCTGGATTGACAGTGCAGGTACAAGAGAGAGGCTGAAATCCACATTCAACGATATGACGAAGCTCAAGCGTAGAAATCATGGCTCACGTCCAAAGATGCCCAGGTTGATGGGACCTACCCCCTTCATAATAGCTGCCGATCTGCGATGGGGGGGGCGAAAATCACAGCTCGTTGCACCGCTACCAAATGACCGCTAAGGGGTTGTTGCCCTTCGTGGTAGGCAGAGATAGGTCGATCGCAGCCCGTCGCGACAGGGTGGATCCTTACTTCAATGCCGTGGCTCCGCACCGGCGAAAGATTGAAGCAGGGATGCGATATTCTGTTGTGTGAGCTAATATTTCATAGCTCACCCCGTAGGGGCTGATGTTCGCACGCTGCTCCCTCGGGCGACTGGCGGGGTGAGTTCTTACTTTCACCGTGGTCCCTTGTAGATGAACCAGAGCATGTAGAGCGGTATTGCTATTGGGGTGATCATGGGTCACCTACTGCTTGATGCGCCGCGCCCAGTTCACGTTACGAGCCGTCTTCCGTGTCGAAGATCCCCATCAGGAACCCCTCAAGCCCAGGCGACTGTGGCTCCCAGCCATTGCAATGTGCTTCACCGTTCTCGTAGGGGTGACCGTCGAGCTCATCAAGCTGTGCCAGCCGCTGCGCTCTGTTCATCGGCCCAGGCAATGTACTGCGCCGGATCTTCGTCGCCGCCAAAGTCTGGAATACCTGGGTACGTTGAGCGTACTGGAAATCAACCAAATTATTCGACATTGATTGAAGAGCTTGCCACCACGCAAACAGAGCGCAGAGCTATCATTCAAGGTTTTCTTGAGCCAAAACAGTCTAGAAAAACCAGGATAAAATTTTACCAGCCTTAGAATAATCCTCCCAACGCTGCCGGCTCCCAGTTCATGATCACCAACTCGCCGCTGACCTCGGCTTTACCTTGGCGCTGATTGGTGTTGCTGTAGCGGATGTCCAGCGTCTCGAAGTGGAAGCCCTCAAACACCCGGCGGATATCGGGATGGTCGTTGATGCTGACCATCACCTTGCCCTTGCAGCGCCGCATGAAGTTAGCCATCCGCTCATAGTTCTCGAAGGGAAAGTCCACCCCATAGCCGGCGGTCTGCCAGTAAGGCGGGTCCATATAATGGAAGGTATGGGCACGGTCGTAGCGTTCGGCGCATTCAAGCCAGGGGAGATTTTCGACATAGGTGCCGGACAGGCGCTGCCAGGCGGCCGAGAGGTTTTCCTCGATCCGCAGCAGGTTAATGGCCGGGCCGGTGGTCGCGGTACCGAACGTCTGCCCAGTGACCTTGCCGGCGAAGGCATGGTGCTGCAGGTAGAAGAATCGGGCAGCGCGCTGGATGTCGGTGAGGGTTTCCGGGCGGGTCATCTTCTGCCACTCGAACACCTGCCGCGAGCTGAGCGCCCATTTGAACTGGCGCACGAACTCTTCGAGGTGGTTCTGCACGACACGGTACAGCGTCACCAGCTCGCCATTGATGTCGTTGAGGACTTCCACGGGCGCGGCCTGCGGTCGCATGAAATACAGCGCTGCACCGCCGGCAAAGACTTCAACGTAGCACTCGTGAGGCGGGAAGAGAGGAATGAGACGGTCGGCCAGGCGGCGTTTGCCGCCCATCCACGGGATGATGGGAGTAGACATAGAGAGCAAGACCTTTACTGTATGGATAAACAGGTGCTAGGCTCGCCGCGCTTCGTGCACGGAGTAAGAGCCTTGGCTGGACTTGCAGGGACGATCTGCGGGGACGGCGGCCGGGCTGGATGTTGACGCATCCAGCCCGGTCGCTCTTTTTCACTTCGGTGTTGAGACTTCTTTGGCATAGGCCTGACAGGCCGCCAAGGCGATCAGTCCTTGGTCGCCGGTATCGGTGATGCCGATAATTCGTTGAGCATGCGCTGGGTCAAGTTGGGCTCTTGTGGGGCCATGAACCACGCCGCCGGGGGCGGTGGAGGTTGACATTGCGCAGCCGCTGGCTGAATCGGTGGCGTCGAGTAGGACTGACAGGCGCACATCAGCAGTGGCAAGGCGGTCGCGCAGGCGACCTTGATCACGTTGGGCATCGCTCAATGCTCGGTAATGGATTTGTTCGCTGGCGGAAAGCCGCTGCTCCAGGGCCAGACGTTTGTCCTGTTCGGCCCGCTGCTGCGCAATCGCGGCCAAAGCCAGTTGATTGAGAGTGTCGGTGTGCAGCCGGGCCTGTTCGGCGAGTTGCTGACCGTAGCGCCAAGCCTGGACCTGCCAGGCCAACGCGGCAGCACCACCCGCGATGGCAACCAGTAGGCTGCCGACTACCAACACTCGATACGGCGCCGGGATCAGGTCGACGAGACGCATAACACTGCCCTCGCCCGCTCCCACAGCTGCAGCCGATCCGCCAGGCCATTGAGGCCGCCATTGATCTTGCGGGTGATCGCCTCGAACTCGTCCCGATCGGCGAGCGCATTCAGCTCACGCATCCACCAAAACCACGCGGCGGACTCGGCCGCCCATTGCGGCAACTCCAGCAGCTCTGGGGTACGCAGCAATCGTTCGTCACCGAACAGCGCCAGGCTGCAGCGCAGGTAGTTGCTGTGACCGGTGATCTGGATCAGGCCGCGACCGCGATAGCGCTGGCCATCGCCATCCGCTTCCGAGGTGTTGCCCAGCTTCACTGCCAGATTGCCGGTGTCGTATTTGCTTAGGTACTGGTCACCGCCCAGCTCACGCACGTACTGCAGTTGACCGGATTCGTGCCCGACCTGCGCGAGGAATGCGGCCTGGCGTTTCGGCGTGTTGATTTGCCGGTGGACCATGGCGACGTTTAGCGCGGATACAAAAACGCCCGCTTGGCGGCGGGCGTTGGGCATGATGCGCTGGAGTTGTTGCTCAGTTAACGGCATTCGCTTGCTCCTATTGCTGTGACGGAGGACGCGGCTATTGCTTCAGCTGCACCACCTTCAGGTCTTGTGGTTGTTTTTTCTTCTTGCCTTTGGCCTTGGCTTTGCCCTGCTTGCCGCCGTTGCACTCCACCGTGGTCGACCAGCCGGACTGGGTGTAAACCTGTTCGACCGAGTCCGTCAGGTACTCACCGTCGAGCCCGTCCTTGAAGCCCTGGGCATTGATCGATCGTTCGGCGAAGATGCCCGTGCGGCCGGGCATCTCCAGACGCACGCCGGCACCGGAGCGATTGAACGCGGCCAAGCGAGCCTTGGCCGCCGCCTCGGCGGCGGTTTTGTTGGGGTAGATATGCCGGTCGGTGTGCACCGCCGGCAGGCCATCGGGCACGTCGTCGTTGTCCAGGGATACCACCACCAGCTTCCCGTTTTTCTTGTCCTGATGTTTAGTCGCCACGGCCTTGTGTGCATGGCGATCCCCCAGACGAAACTGCCAGCGGCTGACATCGCTACGCGTCAGGGTGATGGTGCCGAAGGCCTTGCCGCTTGCGCTCTGCCCACCTTGGCGTGGCATCACCAGCAGCTTGCCCCCGGCCACCTTGGCGGTGCAGTCGTACTGCTTGGCCAGACGGGTGAGGAAATTAAAATCGGACTCGTTGAGCTGATCCGCCCGAACCACTTTGGTCGACACCGGACACCCCGGCTGCCAGCCGTTGCGTGCGGCAATGTCGGTCACGATGCTCGACAGTGGCACGTTTTCCCAACTGCCACTGCGGATGGTCTTGCCGGTACCACGCATATCGCTGGCCTTGCCCTTGATCACCAATGTATCCGGCGGCCCGGAGACCTCGATCTCGTCGACCACGTAACGCCCCTCGCGGGCCAGCGACGTTTCGGCGTAGCCGAGGTAGACCTCGATGACACTGCCACGGGATGGCAACGTCACCTGGCCATCGCGATCATCGATGCGCAATTCGAATTCGTCGGACTCCATCCCGGGCTTGTCCAGCGTACGCAACTGGATCAGTCGATCATTGATTAAGGCCGTGATATCGGCGCCATTGGCGACGATGCGAAACCTGGGGGTCATGGAATTTTTCCAAAAAAAAACCCGCACAAGGCGGGTATGAAAGTAAGGAGCTTGAGTTATCAAGCGCCACGAGTGTAGACCATCAATCCCATAGCGTGACCTGTTCCAGTACCGGCGTCGCCAGATCCGGCAGCGTGATCACCACGCCAGCGCGATAGGGTTGCGGCTCATCGGCCAGACCCTGATTGGCATCCAGCACCGCCTCAACACTACCCGTCAGGTGGCCATAGAAGTTATGGCAGATGGTGTCCAGCAGATCTCCGTCAGACGTTCTGCATGTCGTCGCCATAGCGGACAAACTCCAGAGTGAATCCTTGTTTACGCGGAATCCCGCCGTGCATCAGCGCACCCTGCTCTTCCGTGATGTTCTTCAGGCACCAGGTGCCCATGACATCGCCGTAACCGGTGGTCAGGGTTAACGGCTTCAGTTGCGCGCCAATGCTGCGCAAGGTGTCGAGCTGCTTCAGTCCGCCCTTGAACCCCGGGTAAATCGTGCCCTTCAGGGTGATTTTCTCTTCACCGATTCCCACCGCCTGCTGCGCCGGCCGACGCGACAGGCGCTCCTGCGAGGCCCAGCGAAACTCGGTCGACCGTGTCAGTTCGTCGAAGGCCGCCGTGTCCAGGTTGAAGTAGTACGGCTGGGCTTTGGGGTCCTGCGGCTGAATGATCAGCAGGTGCGGGAACGGCTTCACCGCTTCCGGTGCCGGTGTGGCGTCGGTGGCAAACACACTGGTGGGCACGATGTTGGCCAGCGATGGGCTGACCTGGCCGGCGATCTTGTTGATCGCCGTCGTCGCCTTGCCCGCCTGTTCCTTCAGTGCCCCCATGCGCTCCTGCACTTCCGCAGCGGCCCGGGTGGCCCGCCCGTAAGTCGCCACCACCTGCCCGACCTTGGCTTGCGCCGCATCCACGCCGCGCATCACCCGCTGCAGCTTGGCGCCGATTGCCGGCCCCACGAACGGGATGTTTTCCAGCTCGGACGCGGCGCCGGTAATCTCCCGGATCGCACCATTGACCGGGCCAAGCATGCCGTCCGCGCTGCGGCGTCCGGACTCCCCGGCTTCGACCAGGTACTTGAGGCCAGCCTGCAATTGCTCCATGTAACCCATGGGCTCTCCTTACAAGTGGGGTTCATCGAACAATTGGTTCGACGCATTCTGCTTCGCGGCGTCGGCCATCATCCGCTGCATGTACGGCATCAGGTCTTGGGCCAGGCGTTGCGGATCTTTGACGTCGCCTTGCACCGTGACCGGCATGCTCAGGGAGTACTGAAACTGCTGATCCACTTTGGTGGGTGCCGGTTTCTCTGGCTCTTTGGGCGGGATCACCACCGCTGCTGGCTTAATCGGTGCCGGTGTCGCCAGTGAGCGGGCGACGTCACCCAAGGCTGGGTTGGGGGGCACCGCCGGAGCCGCCAGCAGTAGCGCGCCGGGCTCGTTCGACCTGTTGAAAGATCGTCCCATGCTGGCCAAGCTGGGCACCACCGGACCGGGCCGAGGTGCCATCAGCAACGGTGTTGCTGGAGCGGATGGCTGTTCTTCCTCGCCACCAAACCACGACTTGCCCACGGCCCCGCCCAATGCCGTACCGCCCATGCTGCCCAGGTACGCGCCGACCATGCCGCCAATTGCGGTACCGATGATGGGCACCACCGAACCGATGGCCGCGCCGGCAGCGGCACCGGCCATGGTACCGGCCAGCGAACCCGCTGCCGCCCCGTAACCCTCGGCTTTTTGATCTTTCGTCTCGGCATTCAGGTAGGTGTCGACGGCCATGCTTCCGGCCTCCAGCAGCGAGCCGCCCGGAATCACTTTGCCTACCTTGCCGACCTTCCCCACCGCTCCCGCTACAGTCGCGACCTTGGCCAGCACCCCACCGGTTGGCGGCAGCGGAACGGGAGGACGTGGCACGGGAACAGCCGGCCGAGGCAACGGTACCGGCGATGGCGTCCTGGGCACAGACATCGGCGGTCGCGGTACCGGTGTTGCCGGTCGAGGCGTGGGCACCGGTGAACGTGTCGGACCTCTCGGCCGTGGCGGCGTGGCAACCCGACGCCGTTGCGAGGAGTTGCGAGGAGCCCCTCGACCCCGGCGCCGATTCTCAAACGGCCCCCCGCCACCGCCGCCCAGGGCCGCCACGTTCACCACAAACACCTTCCGGATGCTGCCGTCTTCCAGACCGGCTTGCACAGCACCGTCGCTGGTGGCTTCTTTAGCAAGCGATAGCACCTTGAGCCCGGTCGCCACCGGATCGAAACCACCGGCTTTCTTGCCCTCCTGTCCGTCAGCGGTGTCGCTGGCTTCGGGCGAACCCTTGAAGGCCGCGACAGCCTTCAACCCCGTCTCGACCAGGGCCAAGGCTTTACCCGTCTTGCCCTTGGGCTCTACCCCCGTGCCAACACTGCCCCCCTCCAACGAGTTGGTGACAAAGACCTTCTGCACCTCGTCGGACTTGCCTTTGCCCAGTGACCCACGCGCCAGGTTGAACAAGCCCTTGCCAATCTTGTACGAGCTGAACAACGATTTGAGGGACAGGAACCCGACACCGACCGCCGCAATACCGGTGACCACACCAGGCGAACTGTCCGATAGCGCGGTGATACCTTTGGTGAGTTTGGTCAGGCCTTCGGCCACGGTATCCGTCACCGGCCGCAAGGCGTCACCCACGCTGCGCATGGCGTCGTCCATCGACTGCGCCATTTCCGCCCACTTCTGCGACGATGACTCGCGCCGCTCGGCCAGGTTTTTGTCGAGGATACCCGAGGCTTCGCGCGAGTCGTTTTTCAGCTGGCTGTACAGCGCCTTGTTCTGCAGGTAGGCCGACAGCGCGGCCTTGACCTGCATGTCGGCGAACAGGTCGCCGGTGCGCAAGGCCTCCTCCAGTGATGCCATCATCGCCTTGGCCTTTTCCGGATCCGCCTCTTGGCTGATCTTCGACGTGGCTTCGGCCATCAATGCCGCCCGTTTCGGGTCGGTGGCCTGGATGTACTTCTGCGCCAATGCCATGCTGGATTCCAGCGTCGACATGCCGTTCTGCAAACCGGTCTGCATCGAACCCTTGTAGTCGATGCCGGCCTTTTTGTAGGCCGCCACGGTGTCGGTCGAACCGATCTTGCCCATCCAGTTTTTGAGGTTGTTCGCCGCCTCGTCGGCACCGCCGGCGGTCTTCATCTGCACTTGCAGCATGGCGCCCAGCTGCGTCACCGCGTCCATGCCGGTGATGTTCAGGTTGCCCATGTTCGACAGCAGCTCGGGGAACCAGCGAGCCATGTCGACTGCTTCGAAGCTGCCGGCCTGTCCCTGAAAGGCAATGGCTTCGAGCGCCTGCTGCATCTGTTTGGCGTCGGTGATCTTGGCGTTCTGTCCGAGCGCGTTGATCATCTTCGCCGTGTCGGCGCCGTTCGAGCCTTGGCCCACGGCAAACTTGGCCGCGACCGGGGCATATTCCAGCGCCTTGGCCAGGTCCATCCCGGCCCCCACCAGTTGGTTGACCACGTCGGCGACGTCATTGCGCGCCATGCCGGTGTCGCGTGAAGTCTCGATGATCCTCTGCGACATCTGCTTTTCTTTCGGATCATTGGCAATCCCGGCCTTGATCGCAATGTCACGGACGATGGCCCCGAAATCGGCGCTGATCTTGGTCGCAATGCCCACTGTCGCCACACCGGCCACGGCCTGACCGACCGTGCTTTTCATCCCGGCCTTGCCGGCATCTATCTGCTGGTAACCCTTGGCCTTGAGTTCCGCCTTGTTCGCGGTCTGGCCCAGGGATCGATAGGCCTTTTCCAACCGACCGACCTCGATGCCCTGTTTCTTCAGGCTGTCGAGGTTGGAATTCAGACGACCTAGCAGTTTGGACGCCCCAGCGGCGCCGCTGTCGTGGGCCTTTTTCCATTCATCGCGCAGGCGAATGGTGTCGCCAATGGTGCGCTGCAGCACCCGTGCCTTGTTGCCTTCTGCTTCCAGGCGCTTGATGCGCCCTGTTACCTCATTGAACGCGGCGCCGACCGTAGGACTGACGGCCCCGCCGATCACCAACCCGAGGGAGAGTTTGTTCGCCATGTCATGGCTCCCCTGTGCAGAGCATTACCGGAAGCGGCTCAATCCGTGAGCCACCAGACCATCTCGGAAAACGGCATTGACTGAATCTCGGCGGCGGAAAATCCGGTGTCCGCCGCGAGACGTTTCGCCACCCTTTTCATCACCCCAGGATCAAACCCCGTCGTCTTGCTCCAGGCGAAAATAGCCGGCCTGCAGGCGGTTGTAGTCCACCACCTTCAGGCCCTCCAGATCGGCGATAGCCGCACCGGCCAGCTCGGCGAACAGCACCAGTTCGCGCTGCTCGTCGTCACCACCTGCCGCCCGATCCGCGGCCCGCACCTCGCGCACCGTGGGCGAGCGCAGGGTCAGCTTGTCGATCTGCACACCGTTGACCTCGCTCGGGCGCGACAGGCTGACCACGGCGTTTTCCGCGGTGACCGACAACCAGGTGGGGAGCGATTTCGAATAGTCGGCGTGCGGTACCAGGTTCGAATAGGCCGCCTGCAGACGGCGATAGTCCACCACCTTCAGGCCTTCCAGATCCTTGAGGCCCGCCTCGGCCAGACTGGCGAACAGCTGCAGCTCGCGCAGTTCGTCATCGTCACCCGCGGCGCGGTCAGCGGCACGGACTTCGCGTACCAGCGGTGCGCGCAGCACCAACGAATCAACCTTCACGCCGTTGACTTCGCTCGGACGCGAGAGCGTGACGACGGCGTTTTCAGTGTTGAGCACCAGCCAGGCCGGCAGCTTGTTTGCAGTTTGCATGGTCATCCGGTTCTATTCCCTTAGAGGCCGAGTGCGGAGCGCACTTCGGCGAGCTGGTCTTTGCCATCGATCACCTGAACACCGGCGATCATGTCGATTTCGTACATCACCCGGCCGTCGATTTCGAGCTTGTAGTACACCGGCGCGATGGCGTGTTTGATCTCCGCCGGATCACCGGCTTTCCAGTCACCGAGGTCGACCTCTTTCAGCAGCCCGCGCAGGGTCGCCACCACCGCCGTGACCGTGCCCTTGTGACCCCGGAAGGCGCCGCGGAACGACGCGTTGAACGCCGAGCCATCGGCCAAACCGAAGTGCTTGAGCGACTCGCGACGCACGCCCTTGGTGACAAAGGACGCTTCCATTTTTTCCAGGCCCTGAGCCATCTCGATGGCCCCGGCCATGCCGCCGCCTCGGTATTCATCAGTTTTGGTGGTCAGCTTGGGCAGGGTCAGGCTCGGCACGTCACCGGCAAAGTTGACGCCGTCGACAAACAGGTTGGTGTTGTACAAGGTTTGAGGAATCATCTAGCGCTCCTTAAGCGTCGAGGACTTCGGTCAGCCACTGGTTGGTGACTTCAATCAGGAAGTTCGGGTTTTCCGCCGGTGGCACGTCGGTGAAGCGGATGCGCCAATACACCTTGCCCTGCTCGATCTGGCTGGCGGTGTTGAGCTCGGTGTCGGCGAATACTTCGAAGTTGATGATTGCGCCGGCGTTTTTCTGATCGCGCATGAACGCGTCCAGGCCTTCGGTCACTTCCTTGACGTAGGTCTTGGTGATCGAGCGGTCGACCGCCCACTTGTGCCCCGCCTGGATCGCATCCATGAGGATGTCGCAGGTCCGCACACGGGTGACAAAGGCCCACTTCGGATCGCTGGAGCAGGTACGGTTGCCCCACAGCCGATAGCCGCCGTCGCGGATGATCGTGGCGATGTTCGCGCCGTTCAGCAGGTTGGCCCGGCAGGTCTCGTCGCCGTCCAGGTACTCAATCGGGCGGGTGGTGCCGGTGATGCCGACAAACTCCTTGTTCGACGGCGACGCCCAGTAGCCGTAGTTCGCATCGGTCCAGGCAAACAGACCAGCGGTCCAGGCCGAGCCCGGCGCGTCGACCGTGGCGCTTTCCACGGTGCTCCAGAACTGCACCCCCGGATCGACCAGGAAAATCCGCTTGCTGCCGAAGTTCTCGGCGTATGCCATCACCGCCTCATCGGTGGTGTTCGGTCCGTCGATGATGGCCATCGCACGCAACTTGCCGGCCAGGCTGTCCATGGCGGTGGCCACCGCTTGGGTCGCCGAATGCCCCGGAGCAATCAGCAGTTTCGGCTGGGCGTTGTGCATACTCTTACCGTCCAGCAGCGCCTGCAGGCCGGTCCGCTGTCCGGAGGCCAACACACCACCGATGATGGCCGAGGTTTGCAGCGCCGGATCCTCCAGCTTGGGCACACCGACGGCGACGATCACCGCCTTGGCCCGCGCATAGATCGCCTGCGCCGCTCGAGTGATGGCCGAGTCAGCACCGAAGGCCGCGATGGCTTCGCGCTCGGTGGTGATCAACATCAATTCGCCGGCCTTGGCCGCGCCACCGCCGAGCACGCCCGGGGCAAAGGTGTCGCACAAGCCAATGATCGACGACGACGGCAGCGCAATGGTCCGCGCGCCGTTGTCGATCAGCGAGGTCGTGACGCCATGGAAGAAACCACTCATAAAGGTCAATCTCCAGAAATGGAAAAGCCCTGCATTCGCGAGGCTGTTGGGTGTGGGTGTTACGCGTAACGGAAAAGAAAACGCCCCGTCAGTGCGGGGCGTTTATAGGTTTTGCTCGGCCAGCCAGGGCGGCGCGATCGGGCGATGATCCACCAGGGGAAACTCCCCGCCTTGCGGCCAGTCGCGTAAGGCCTGGCGGTAACTCAGCAGCTCGGTGAACCGCTCGTTAGTCAGCGTTGTGGGCCGCCCCATGTCGCGCTCATCGCGATGACGGGTGATGACTCCATCAGTCGCCACCAGCTCGCCATCGCGCCAGGCGCGCTCGGCCGTGGCCAACTCCTCAAAGCTCGGTGGCGGTGGGTCGATCAGCGACGGCGGCTCCGTCGAAAAGTCGATCACTTTCCCGGCGAATTGCCCTGTCATGTAAGCCTGATGTTCTTCCGGTGTCAGCGGGTAAGCGTCCGGCGGCAGCGGGCCAAATGTGTCATCCAGAAAATACTTCAGCGACACACTGGAATAAAAAGCCATGTTTAAATTCTCTCTGTGAGTTGTCCCGAGGACAGGCGCCATGGGTTGTCGTGGTTAGTTGCCGATGGCGATGAACATACTAGCGTTACCCACAGCGCTGCCCTTCCAGGTGAAGGCGCCCAGTGATGTCGCGCCAGCAGAGGCGTAACCAATCGACCCCGAACCCGCCGTGTAACCTTGGGTAATCGTTACCGCGAAGAATGCGTTAGGGAACGCGGCCGGTAGCGCCGTCACCACATCGCCGGATGTCGCCGCCGCCGTCCAGCCCCACTGGATAATCACGCCGCTAGGGTGCCGCATGCTGCCGCTGGCTCCAATTGAAGCGGAGAACAGACCGGTCTTGCTCATCACGCCGGTGCCGAACATCAGCCAAGTGCCCGACCCGATGAAAATGCAGTCGACATAGCTATCGGACGGGATCGAACGGGCGGTCGCCGATGCGACAATGCCCGTGGCCTCCTGCATCTTGTCGGTGCCCTGGGCACCCACACTCATCGCGCTGCCGCCCCAGTTATGGATGCGAACCGTTGCACCAATCGGAAGGCTGAGCGTCACCGAGTTGGGCAGGGTGTAGGAGTTGCCAGACGCCCCAGAGAAATGCACAGCCCCGCCGACATGCGCCAGCACACCGGTCAGCCCCGCGCCGTTGATGAACACAATGTCGTTGTACTGAGCCCCCACCGCATCAATGGCGGCCATGGTCGCAAGCTTGGTGGTCGCGTCAAATCGAGCCGGTGTCGGCGCCGTCGGCGCGCCGGTCAAAACTGGCGAGGCCAGCGGCGCCTTGGTCGCCAGCAGGTTGGTCATGGTCGTGGCAAAGTTCGGGTCATTACCCAAGGCCACAGCCAGTTCGTTAAGCGTGTCCAATGCGCCCGGTGAACTGGCGATCAGGTTGGCAATCGCGGTAGCCACGAATGCCGTGGTCGCCAGTTGTGTGCTGTTGGCCCCCGGTGCCGCTGTTGGTCCGGCCGGAGTACCGGTGAACGTTGGGGACGCAAGGTTGGCTTTCAGCGCACCTAGAGCTGCCACGAATGCCGTGGTCGCCAGTTGTGTGCTGTTGGTCCCCGGGGCCGCTGTTGGTCCGGCCGGAATCCCGGTGAACGTTGGCGAGCCGAGGAATGCGAATTCCAGCCATGGCTGGAACACCCCCGCCGATTTACGGCGATAGAACGCTCGATCTCCCTGAACCCCCAGCGACAACTGGACACCGTTGGACGCATCGACCGGTAACGCCAAGATTTTCGTCCACTGCGTCATGGGCGCATTGGCCGTGGTGCTGATGGTGCTGCGCGCCTCTACCTGGGCCGCGCCGACGGTATCCGCGTCGTTGCCGCTAGGGCTGCCCGAACTCTGTGTGTACAGACCGGCGGTGACCAGTCGTGCCAGGACATGCGCAGTCGTCGCAATCTGCGTGCTGTTGCTGGAATCAGCGGCTGTCGGCGCCAAGGGCGTACCGGTGAAGGTTGGCGAGTCCAGTTGGGCCGAGCTTTCCCAAGGGCCCCAAACCCCACCGAACCGCTGACGCCAGAACATCATGCGCTTGTTGGCCGCCACGACAGACCGTGTTGTCGCGAGCTGGAAACCGTCGGTTGCCCCTCCTTGAGCGTGAATTACGGTGTAGCCGACTGCCGGGGAGGCCGGGTTACCAGTCGCACCGGTTCCGGTGTAATAGAGCCCACCCGCCGAAAGCGCATCAAGGTCCGTTACCAGCGTGCCGGTGCTCGCTCCCAACCCCAGCGCCGCCAACGCATTCTGTATAAATACCTGAGTGCTGTTCTGGAACGTCAAGGCCGTGGTGCCCAGGACAATCGCGCCATCGGTGACCAACTGCCAACTGGTGTCCGCTTGCGTGGCGCCTTGCTCGACCGACACCAGCAACGCCGACGTGACCTCGGGGCTGCCATCGGCATCGGCGGCGCGCGCCCAGGCACCGGCGGCCGCGACGTACAGGCCGTTATCCTTGGCCGCCGTCTGGTTTTTTACCAGCACCCGATCACCGGCGACCAGCGCGATACCGTCAAGGGCCGGCAACCCGGTCAGCGCGATGTTGGCCGTGGTGGCTGCCCGCACCGACTGCTTGCTGTCGAGCTTGGAGACTTCCTCCAGCACCTTGGCGTCGACATAGGCCCGGGTGGCCAGCACCACGCTCGGATCGATCTTCAGTTCGACGTTGCTGGAGCTGCTGACGATCATGTTCATGCGCACGACTTGCGTGCGGCCGGAGCCCTGGGCGAGCAAGGGCTTAAACGACGGCGCGCAGTTGGCCACCGCTACCAGATCGTTGTCCGTGTCGTACAGGCCGATTTCGCGAATCCACCAGCCGCCGACATCCTCAGGAATGACCTGCTCGGCGATGATGATCCCCGCGTTGACGGGATCGACCTTGAGCTGATTCAGCGGCGCACGACGGCGCTCGTTGATCAATGCCGTCTGCGCCGCAGACGGCTGAGGCTCGGTGCCATTGGCGTCACCGACGCCCATCTGAGTGATTTTCCACGGGATGCCTAGCGCGTCAGCGTTGGCCTGCTTGGCGACGCCCACATTGGTCAGGATGGCTAAAAACTGCGAATTCTGGTCGATCATGAGAATACATCCAGGGTGTCAATGGTATGGTCGCGACCGCCTCGGCCGATAACGCCGCTGACTTCGATGTCACGTTGGACAGGCGGATACACGTCGATTACATCGCCCTCGTAGAGAGCGGCATGGAGCCTCAAAGCACCCTGGCTTTCTAGGCTGATCGCCAGCCCTGTCAGGTGCCGGGTCACCGGCTTGGCGTCGTCGATCAGGCGTTCCAGCTCCTGATACATTTCCTCGGTGATCCCGGTGTCCAGCACGCCCACCTTGAGCGCGAAGGTGCCCGGCACCCCCTCCGGCACCGTGTTGAACCACTCGATAATTTCGATCAGGTAGCCCAGGGGCTCGACCACCCGGCGCAAAGCGCCGATGGTGCCCTTGTGGGCATGGATGTAATACGACGCCTTGATGGCCGCGCGCTTGGTCGCCTCGCTCCACCGGTAATCCCAGCGATCGACCGACCAGGCCCACGCCAGGTGCGGCAGCAAATGCACCGGACAGGTATCGGCGTTGTAGAGCGTGCGCAGCGGGACAATGGTTTTTTCGTAAAACGACGCCTCCAGGGCGCGCTCCAGTTGCGTGCTGTTGAATGGCAGTAGGCTGTTCATGTCAGCCCGCCAGATTCACGGTGACTTCGGTGCAGAACGCCGCCTGCGCCTTGGTCGGGGCCAAGTCAACCCAACCGACCAGCTCAACCCGAGACACGCCGGCGATATGCAGTTGCGCGTCCACCGCCGAACGCGCCACTTCGACCCCGAGCCGCTTGCGTGGATTGATCCAGGCGTTAACGCGGTTTTTTGCCTCGGCCAGACTGGCGTCAGCCTCAGGCCCGACACTGCTCATATGCAAAATGGCATCAATGCGGTAGTCGATAATCTGCGCGCTTTGCACGGTCAGCCGATCACCCACCGGCCTGACGTCCTCGTCATTCAGCGCCGCCTGGACCGTGGCCAGCAGTTCAGGACTGGCCACGCCATTGCCCTCGGAACTCAGTACCGTGACCGTAACGTTGCACGGTGCCGGGCTTTCGGCCGTGGCATCCGCGACCAGGCCCGACGCATTGCGCGCGTGCAGGATGTAACTGTTACGCGGCCCGGCCGTGGTCAGCCCTTCGTAGGCCAACTGAATGCGTTCACGGAACGGATCGTCTTCCTCCCCGACCTCCGGTACCGGCGGCACCGCCAGCAGATCCTCGGCCTGAATGACCAGGCGCTTGAGATTGACGTTGGCCCCCAAGTGATCGAGGTCATCGCGGATGGCGTGTGCCAGTAACAGCGCCTTGCCGGCGTCGTTGACCCGGGCACGGTTGCCGATCTTGATATAGGCCCCCACCTCCAGCACCTTGGTAACCGGATCGCTTTCCAGCGCCGCGCTCCAGTTGTCGCCCATGTAGCCGCGAAAGACCTCCAGGCCTTCCTCATACACAGCTTCGAAATCCAACGGTTCCAGCACGCTCGGCGCGGGAAGCGACGACAGATCAACGATGCTCATACGCCCACCTCCAACATCACGCCGTCGCCCTGGTACTTGCCGACGACTTTCAGATTGATTTGTCCGCCGATCACCGAAATGACCCGCACCTGGTCCAGCTTCAAACGCGGCTCCCAACGCCCCAAGGCCCTGGCGGCTTCCGCTTGCACGGAGCTTTTCCAGCCCTCGTTAACGGGCAGGTCGACAAAACGCCGCAGCGTGCTGCCGTAGGCTGGCCGATGCCGACGACTGCCCAGCGGCGTACCCAAAATGTCGCCGATGGACTGCCGCAAATGCTCGATGCCGGAAATGGGCTGGCCGGTGTGGCGATCCATTCCGATCATCTGGGTTACTCCTTCAGCAGTTCGAATTCGTCATGCGCTTTCAGAAACTTGACCGCCTCGATGTCGGAGCCCGCGATCTCGACCAAGCCCTTCGCCACCGGCAAACTGCGCCGGCTTTCCGGCAGGATCAGTTGGCGGGAGGTGTAGACCTTGTCGCGAAACTTCATCAGCGTCGAAACCGGTACTGATGCCGGCTGCGGCAACGGATCAGGGCTCGCTGGTAAATCGGTGACAGGCGTATCGCTCTTGGCCATGCGTTTGCTCCAGGCATAAAAAAGCCCGCACATGGCGGGTCGTTGGGAGATTGAAAGTTAATGCGTGTGGTGGTTGCTGTTGCCGCCGGCGTCGATGATTGCGCCGGCACTGGTGATGTCCTGCGTGACGTGTAACGGACCGTCGATGTTCACCGCCCCTTCCAGGTTGATGTTTCCGCTCGTCACGTTGACAGCGCTATCGGTGACCACGGCTTCGGTACCGCCGACCTTGATGGCCACCGTTCCTGTTGGCAACGTGATGGAGTAGCTCTTGGCCTGCCAGTCGTACACCAGCGAACCGCCATCCTCGAAACGCCAGACCTCCACGTGATCGCGGTTATCTGGCTGGCCACCGGCATCCCCGTAGAGCCCGGGAATGAAGGTGCCCATGCCGGCCTGGCCACTGGGGTTGAACAGCACCCCCTGTTCGTTCAGGCTCGGCGCCCGCCAGTGACGGGCTTTGCCGGCCGCCAGACTGTGCCAGCGCACCCACGCGCTGACCCAATCACCGGCCTGCACCCGAACAGTAGCTGCCGCCAAATCCACACCGACCACCACGCAAGGCATCAGCATGGCGGCAATCATGCGGTCATGCTCGGCAAGGGCGTAGCTCATGGCACGTCATCCGCTGGAAAGAACGCCTCTTTCGGGTCGTGGTTGAAACCGAACCACAGCGAACCCGGTTGCTCATCCGGCCATGGCCATTGCTGTGCGCCGAGGTAAATCTGCTGATGCCACTCCACCAACCAGACGGTGTAGCCATCCAGCTCGGGCCGGGTCCAATCCTGCCCGGCCTGAATGAACACCGCCGGTTCAACCGCCAACCCCCAGGTCTGGGCTCGCAGAATCACCGCGAGCTGGGTGGCCAGTTGCACGGCCTGCTGATGATGGTGCGGCTTGATCGGATCGACGACGATGCGTGCCTCGAACCTGCACACCAAGGTCGTTTCACCGGTGCCGATATCGACGCCCGGTTCAATCTCGGCCATCTCCAGAAACACCGCCGGCAGCGCCACACGATCTTTAATATTCGGCCAGGCCGTCACCGCACACACACCCGGCAACCCCGCCAGCAGTTGTTGCTCAATGACCCGATACAGCTGATCCAGGCTAAAAGGCTCTTCCGACATGGCCCTAACTCCTCAGGTACTTTTGCAGCTCGAAGTTGAGCTCCTGCTGCAAGATCTGCAGCAAACGTTCGTCCGCCTTGCGCACCCAACTTTCGAAGTGGGGACGCGCCTGTTCCAAGGACACCTTGGCCTTGGCCAGGGGAAACCGACTGCCATTTTCAGCGACCCACCCCGAACTCGGCCCGCGCCCTGAGGACACCGTACTGTCGGGATAGTCGTCCGCATCGAAATGCTTGCTCGCCGTGCGGATCCAGATATCGGGCTTGTTGCCGTAGACCTGTTTGAGGAACGCCCCCTGGTAACGGCGCCCGGCCACCGACACGCCGCTGCCAGTCTGTCGCGCGCGGCCGATCCGGCTGGACTCGATGGCGTTCAAGCCAAACCACAGCTTGCCGCTCATGGCCCCACCGGTGACCGGGTAGCTGCGCAAGCGCTGACGCACCGCCGCAACGGCGATGCGCTCCTGCCGACTGACCGCCCGGGCAATGTGCGTGCGCAACCAGCCCAGCGTCTTGTTGATCGCTCGACGATGCGCGGCTGCGGCCGCCTTGGGCACCACCTTGGCGAAGTCCTGGAACGCTTGCAGATCCGCCGACGAAGACTGAAGGGTGACCATCCCACCACCGGCCGAGGACTTGTAATAGCTACCGACGCTCATGCACGCATCCTCAGGATCAAAGCGACCAAACCGTCACCGCTGGGCTCCAGCTGCAGCAGGTCGTAATCGCCACCGCCGTCCAGGGCAGGCAGATCGACGCTGACCAACAGGCCCGGCTCCAGGCCGTGGGAATCGCTGACCCGAATCTCAAAGCGAGGCTCGCGCAACCCGGTGTTGAGCTTGCCGAACTTCGGCTGCAGCCAGGGCGCCGCGAACATGCCGAGGACCGGCTCGTCCCGGCCTTCGATCCGAGCGCTGTCACCCAGCGTTTCGAACACCACCGCGTCGACCTCGGCGACCAAGTCGCGGAAGGCCAAGGTCAGAGTTCCAGAAGGATCTGCGCCCGTGGCCGCGTGCACAGGTGCAACGGGTTGGACTGGGCTTCACCGGCCACGCCTTTGTTGAACGGCAACGGCTCCAGCATGCTGTAGTACGGAATGCCCTGAGTGTTGACCGTTTCCATGTAGTCGGCCGGTGCGAACACCGAGATGTACAGATCCGGCACACCTTCAGGGACCAGCAGCGCCTTGTCGTCGTGAACAAACGACACGCCGGCCACCTTGCCACGGTAGCGCTCCCAGATAATGCCGCCGAACTCAAAACTTTCCCGGGCATCACCACGCAACGCAGCCGCCTGCTGGCTGTTGAGGTAGGTTTCCTTGACCGACTTATGGACGATCAGCTTGTTCCAGAAGTTCTTGCCGCAGAAGGCGCGGGAACTGGTGCTGGTGACGCTACCCAGCGCGTCCTCCTGCATGTCCAACGCTTCGCCGCATTTAACCCGCAGCTCGGTGTTCGGATCCGCCAAGCCCATGGGCAAGGTTTGACGCTGCACACCGAAGCGATCGTAAAGGTCCAACAGCACCGTCGAGCCATCGGCATCGAGGATCAGGCCGTTGAGCGCGCCCATGCGCTGGAATTCATGCGTGGCATCCAGCTGACGGCGCGCTTTAGCCAGGCGGGCGTTGACCACGTCCTGCACTGCCTGCAGCTCGGTGCGAGTACCGAAGGCACGAATGCCCTGGATCTCGTCAGCTTTGATGGTGAAGCGCTCCGGCAGGTGCACGGTGTTGAACGGGATCAGGTTGCGCTTGCTGGCCGCGACTACCAGACCAGAACCACCCCGCTCACCGGCAGGCACCAGCGCCAGGGTGTCGCCGTCCTTTTCGATCTGCACGGTCAGGGTGGTGATGCCTTCCTCACGGAACAGGCCCAGGGCACTGATGCGGCCCGGCAGGTAGGGTTGGTCGTTGAGTGCGGCGGTCAGCGCGGTAACGGTAAACGCTTCGTCGTCAAAAATGGCGATCTCGGCCATGGGTACTCTCCAGAAATGAAAAACCCCGCGCAAAGCGGGGTGCATGAAGTTGGGTGATCGACTTAGCGAACGATCAGAAAATGAGTAGCCAGCGCTTTTTCAGCGTCCAGATCCAACCCGGTCAGATGCGCTTCGCTGACTTCTGCCAACCGCACCACTGCACGCCCCCGACGCACCACATCCGACTCGCCCAACGGACCGAAGAGAATGGCGACGGCCGTCTCGCTACCGTCTTCTGCGTCCGGAGCGTACGGTGCGAACTCACCCGTGGCCGTTACCAGGCCGAGGATCTGACCCGGTTCCAGCGCAGGACCGGCGGCGACGTTGATCGCTTCACGCGAGATGTTCCCGGCCCCTTCGGACAACAGAAACTCACCGGCGTGGATCGGTTCTTTTTTGATGGTCATGCTCTTGCTCCTTTCGCGCCATGCGCAGTTCCAGATTGAGCGGCTTGTCGAGCGGCCCAGATCGAAGTGGGATCAGGTTGTTTGGCCTGCACCTGCGGTGCCGGGTCATTGTTCAGTGGCAAGCTGTTGTCAATTTCGAAGCCCTTGCCGCTGCTGACGATCTTGTCGAACAGACGCGCTCGAACCGCCGCAACGTCCAGTCCCGCCGCGACATACTCGACACTGAACTCGGGTAAGCGCGCAGCCACACAAAGGTCGTTCACGGCCTTGGCACGCGTCAGGCCAGCCTGGACGATCTCTTCGCTTTCAAGCCGGGTGGAACTGAGCAGCGGCTCGATCAGGTTGCTAATGCCTGACTCGGCGCATCGCTGGGTGATCATCAGGGCCAACTTGGCCGAGTCGACCACCGGCGGTACCAACGGCGGGTCGTCGGGCTCCAAATCCGGATCAGGCTCGGGCGGCTCGTCGAGCTGAGCCAGCAGTTCGGCCGGCGCGTGCTGGTAGCGCTGCAACACGGCCCCCTGACCCAGGCAAGCTTTAACCGTAACCCCATCACCGACTTCATCGGCCAGCCCCAGGGCCACCGCCTCACCGGCGGTCAACCAGGTTTCATTGGCTACCAGCCGCCGTAGCTCGACTTCGTCGATGTCGGGGGCCTTGGCCTTGTACGCCGCGATAATCGCTTCCAGAGTCTGATCCAACACATCAGCGACTCGGCGGAAGTCCTCCGCATCGCCACTGACGTAGGTGTAAGGGTTATGGATCATTAGCATGGCATTGGAGGCGATCACGACGCGGTGCGCGCCGCACACGGCCACGCTGGCCGCACTGGCCGCCAACGCGTCGATGCGACCGGTACAGCGCTCACCCAAACGCGACAACGCGTTGTGCATCGCCAGCCCGTCGAACAGGTCGCCACCGATGCTGTTGAACGCAGCGATCACCGGCGACACACCGTCGTCCATAGAGCGCAGGTCCTGCACAAACTGGTTGGCGGTGATACCCCAGCCGCCGATCTCGCCGTAGACAAACACTTCGATGACCCGTTCGGAAGCCTCGCCGCTGGCTTGCAGCGCATACCAGGTTTTGTCCTGCACCGGCACGCGTTTGCCCGCCCGGTTATAAACGCGTGGCCGCGCCTTCTTGCTCATGGTTGCTCCTTGTCGTCGACGGGGACGAACGCTTCAAGAGTGGTGTAATTGAGGCCAAGGGTGGTGGCCCGGGCCAGGTCGGCGGCGTTTTCCGCGTCGACCGTTTCAGCGTCATAACCAGTGCGCAGGACCATCTCACTGCGCGAGGCGAAGCCGGCCTGCACTTCCATTCGCCGTGCCTGCACGTCCTGCACCGGCTGGATGTAGGCCCAGCCTTGCGGTACCCAGCGAGTGCGCAGGTACTCACGGCGTCGCTGGGCGTACTCATCCAGCTTGAGGACACCGGACAGCACTGCCATGTCCATCCAGGCCGCCCGGACCGGACGGCACAGTTGGTGCACGTACACGCTGAACTGCAGCTGTTCCAGACGGCGTCGAAACTCGTTGAGCACGACCCGCAGAGCCCGGTCGTTGACCTCGCGCATGTCGCCGGTGAGGATCTCGTAAGGTGTCCCGGTCCCTGCTGCAGCTGCCATCAGCTGCTGCCGCATGAAGTCGGGATAGTTGTTGCCGGCGTCCGGCGGTTTGGAAAACTCGACCTCTTCACCGGGTCCCAGCTCCTGCATGGTGCCGGGCTCCAGCGCGACCATCGGCGTGAAACCGTCGCGGTCCAGGCTCAGCGGTTGGCCGGTGACCGGATCCCTCGGCACGGGGCCGGAGTCCGGGGCTGGCCGGCTGATAAAGCCGGCAAACAGGTTGGCCACTTCCTGCCGGAACAACACCGCGTCGTCGTAGTTGTCGAGACTGCGCAGGCGCTTCAACACCGGCGACAAGCGCGGTACGCCGCGCAACTGGCCCGGCTCGACCGGTTCGAAGATGTGCAGTACCTGGGCCGCCGGCACTCGCACTAGTTGGTTGTAGCCGGCGTTCAGCGACGAGGCATCGCGTGGATGCGCCAGGTACATCCAGTACGCCACGCGCTTGCCGCCGGGAGTGAACTCGATGCCGGCGCGGATGAAGTTGCCATCGCGGGTGGTCTCGAACTTGTCATGCGGCACGAACTCTGGGGCCAGGATTTGCAGCTGCAGCGGCACCGCAAGGCCTTCGTCCAGGCCGCGCGGACGCAATCGCACAAAACATTCGCCCGAGGTTTCCACCGTGCGGGCCACCAGCGCCTGCTGACCGTTGAAGTCGGTGCGCTCGTCGGCGTCCGACTCATCGACCCAGTCGTCCCAAAGCTCTTGCAGCAATTTGCGCAGGGCTTCGTCGTCGGTTTTTGGCCTCGGTGTGATGCCGGTACCGATCAGGTTGCTGACGCGCTTGTCGATCACGTTATAGGCATACGGGTCATTTCGAACCGCTGCCCGCGACCGTGAGCGCAGATTGCGCAGCGCCGGAGTGTTGATGCTGTTGATCCCGTTGTCCGGCGCATCCCAGCCAGTGGAGCGGCGGCCCTCTCCGGCGCCTTCGTAACTGGCCTTGATGTTCGACGGCAACACGAATCCGTTACGGGTGAGCGTCGGATAGCGGGCCATTAGAGTCCTTTGCCTCCGTGGCAAAGCCGAACGACGCGCGAGCGCGGCCCGGCCGAGTTCACCAGCGAGGTGCGGATTTCGTCCCGTGCTTTGAGTAGCTCGTCGATGGATCGGTATTCCACGGTGCGGTCACCATAGCGCACGGTTTTTTCACCGCGAGCGATAGCCCCCTCAACCGCGTCGAGGTGCTTCTGGGTAAATGACATATTAGCGTCTCTTCAGGTAACCGCTGCTGGAACTGCGGCGTGGAGGTGGCGGTGTTGCTGGTCGCGATGGCGCGACGGGGGCAGCGGATGGCGAAGCCGGTTGTGGAACGACAGCGGCTGTAGCCTGCTCGGTATTGCTGAGGCGCTCGCCTTGCACGGGCTTGATACCCAACGCTTCGTCGAAGAATCCTGACTGCGCCAGCGATTGACGCACCCGCTCCCAGTCGTGTTCCTTGTAACGGTTGAGGCCCAGGTAATGCGCCATGGCCAAGCAGTACACCATCAGGTCGAGCGCTTCGTTGCGCTCAGCCTTGCCCTTGACCCACTCGATGCGCTTGTGACCACGGATGTACCGCGCCACCTTGCGCTCCGCGACGCACTGATCGAAGAAATCGTCGGGGAGGTCATTGGCGAAGTGCAATGCACCCGGGCCGGCTTCGAATGGATAACGGTTGTAGATCCAGTCCTTTGCCGTATCGGTACCGACGAACCACAGCTCGGCGCCGTTGCGTTCGGTTTGGCCTTTCCAGGTCACATCGACCATGGACGGGCGCTGAGCAATGACCGGTTTGCCGGGTTTGCTGGCCCCCTTGATGGCGAACACGTTGCGCCAGCGGCGAACGCGGCAGAACTGGTAAACCTCGTCGGTGTGGTGGCCACCGGAGTCGACGGCCACCGCAAGTATGCCGAGACCGACACCGCATGGATGGCGGTACTTGGCCTTGAGCAGTTCGTCCAGTGCGGTCCAGGTGCGCTCATCGGCGGGGTCACCCGAAACGATCTGGTAGTCGATGACCCAGCGCTCCATGCCGACGCCCCAGCCCATGGCCATGAACTCCAGGCGATTGGCCTGCACGTCGACCGCACCGGTGATCATCAGCACCGCCGCCGGCATCGACCCCAATCCGAAGAGTTCCAACCGTGCCCGTTTGCGCAAGGTGTCGGCCTTGGTTTGCTCCTGCGCGCTGTCCCACACTTTGGCCAGACGGGTGTTGTAGAACACCTGCATGGGTTCCAGGTCACCTTTGGCCTGGGCCTTTTTCGCCTTCTCGAATTGTTTGGCCAGCGACTTCCAGTCCATCCAACCGAGGGGCGAATACAGCGCGTTGAGGTGGAAGCCTACCGTCTCGCCGTCGCCTTCGGCATGGCCACGCCACTCGCCGTTGGCGAGCATTTCGCCCTTGTGGAACTCCTCGATCAGCACGTCGCAATCAGGACCGGCGCACTGGTAATGCACCACGCTGAAATCCTTCGAGTAGTGCAGGCGCTCCCATTCCAGGGTTTGCATATGCCCGCAACTCGGACACGGCACGTAGTAGTGACGCTGATCACTGCCGTCGAACAGGTCGGAAATTCGCGACGCGCCCTTGATCGTGGGCGAGCTGGAAAAGTAGAACTTGGCGTTGCGACCGAAGGTACTGCCCCGGGTTTCCGCCAGCTCGATGGGGTCGCCCTCCTCGCCGATGTCTACTTCCCAACGGTCGATCTCGTCGCCGTACACGTAGCGCGCCGACAACTCCGACAGGTTGGCCGCCGAGCCGGCGGTGGTGACGTACAACGTCCCACCCTCGAACTCTTTGGTATCCATGGTATTGCGCGAGTCCCGCGAACGGCTGGCCGCGACCCGCTCGCGCAACACCGGTGTCGCCTTGATGGTTTTGCCGATCCGTGACGACACCCGTTTGGCCAGGCCCAAGCTGGGCAACAGCGCCAGGATGTTCGACGGCGCCATGTGCATCAGCCCGCCGATCCAGTTCAGACCAATCTGGGTTTTCATCAACTGCGACGCGACCATGGTGATCACGCGTTTGCAGGGGTGAGCCGGTGACAGGCAACGCATGGGTTCACGGGCATACGGTGTGCGCGAGGTCCGGTACTGGCCGGGCTCAGCGGCGCCGGTGTCACGCGGGATGCGCATGTACTCATCGGCCCACTGATCGATCCAGACATCCGGGTCGGGCCGCAGCCCACGGAAATACGCCTCGCGGTACACCTCTGCACCGTCAGGAATATCCGTAGGCATAAGGTCAACTCGTGGTCAGTGCGTGTTCAAGGTCTGCTGAAGACATGCGCTCGGCATCCTCCAGCGAGCGACGGATCGCCGCCGTCAGGTGCTTTTCGATTTCCCAAGGGTCGGTCATGGACGCCAGTTCGGGCGCCAGCTGCGGCGGCATGCCCAGCAATTGATCGCGCAGCATGCGGCCGGCGTTGTAGGCGCCGGTCTGGACCGCTGTCGCCGACACCAGTGAACCCTTGGCCTTGTGCAACTCGATCTCGGCGAGCAGGGCCAGGTTGTGTTCGCGCAGGGCACGCGCTTTCTGGAAGTCCGGCAATTGCCCGGCAAAGGTAATCGCTGGCGGCGGCGCAGCCATTGAAGTCGGTTCGACCTGGCTGGACAGCTGACTGTACACGTCACGCTGCAGCCGATCCTGGTGATGCCGATCAGCAACAGCGGCCTTGCTCGGGTCAGCAGTGTCGCGAATCAACGCTTCGCTGGCTGTGACATCGACCTGTTTACCGTCGGCGCTGAGTACCAGACGGTTGTTGTTTTTCAACCAGGTGATGTAACTGGGTGCCCTGCCGATCCGAGCCGCGAAGGCGCTCTTTGACAGGTACATTGGTTCTGTCATAAGCCCTCCTTTTCAACGGCTTTTCAATGCAAACCTTTCAATTTCAATGGATTGAATTTCAGTAAGCTGGCAACCCTGCCGCTAACACTTTCCCGCGGGTTTCCGACCCCGTACCCGCCGAATACCCTCAGGGTCCCCGGCGATTTTCGGCGCCCCGAAACGGTGCGCCAGCCCTGCTCTTCACCGACGTCGGCACTTCGCTGGCACCCGAACGCTTGACGGCCCGAGGTTCGCAAAGGCGGGTAGTTACGCGAACTCCCGCAGCGCCTCTTGCAAGCGCCTGGCTTTGACAATGGCTTCGGCATTACTTTCGCGTTCAGCCTCAACCGTCAGGGCTACCTCTTCGATGCGGCCAGCCAACGCTTTCATGCGCCTGCTGAACTCATCAGACAGACTCACCACTTCCCCCGACAGAATCGCCAAAACATCCAGCGCACCCTCGGTTGGTTTGATCGATACAACGGTCTGCTTGGCTGTCTGAGTCACGGCCTGTTCCTTCTTAGGTTTTGGAGTTGCTGCGTCACGCTGAAACTTTCCGCCTATTGGCTCCCTGATAAGCCCGGCATCTTTGAGCTCACCGAGTGCGCGGCGTATGGCATAGGCCGATGCGCCACTGGCGTTGGCAGCCACGACGGCACCGTGAATATCCCGAGCGCGCCAGCATGATTGAATGGGTACATAACCAAAGACTTTTTGAGCAATAGAAGATTGCCCGGCAAGCATCTGCTGCTGCCTGGATTCATTCATGTCTAGGGACCTGCTTAACAAGTGGCTAGGTGGGAGCTATTCAGAGCGATTCGATTGGGAGGCCGCTTCGCACACGCCCAGCCGCTTGGCGGCCCAGCGCTCGTACAAGCCAATGGCGACATCGGCACCGGCCATCGCCGTCAAGCAACCCAAGGCGCCCGCCGTCCAAATCGACATGCCGGCGGCGATCATCAGCATCATTGCCGACACTCCGCAGACAATGCAGGCACCGGACCGCAGCGCTAATCGACGCAACAACACCCAACCGCGCGCGCCGTCTTTGTCAGCTCGCCACATCTCACCCGAAACGCCACCGACCAAAGCCAGGACGATCACTAACCAGATCGGCATCTCTGCCAGCGCTTGCTGCTCATTTGTCATGTTGTGCCTCAAGTGAAGGAGTGTGCCGAACACAAAAAAGAAAACCCCGCCGGGTGGCAGGGTTTCAGTGTCATGACGCAAGCCAGGACGAAGTGCACAGCACGTGCTCGGGGAGCGCCAAGGCGCAAATTTCATATCGTGGGCACTTTTTACCCCCCTCCGGAAAAACCGAAAAGCAGTGTTTAACGGTTGGGCCGAGTTCGACCGCACTTTGACCGCACTTCGACCACACTTCGACAATTGAAACCGATGAACGGTACTCAGCAAACCCGCGTTCGCCTACTCGTTGATGCTCGGGTTAGGTTGGTATCGAGCGCACCACTGCGCCGATCAAGTCCCCGAGTTGTAGCACTGCGAACCGTGAGTATGAGTTGCACCTGCTGATGCAGACGATGAACCCAATTCCTGTAAGTCCGGTCTGCATCCTCGGCGAGCTGTAACAAACGCATCTGCTCACGCACAGTCATTGGAGGTTGGACGAGGTAACGATTGCGAGCCAACAACGCCAACTGAGCGCCCTTCTCCGACTGACGATCAAGCTGTGCAACAGCGGCAGCCACCTCGGTACTGGCGTGATCCATCCCACCACCGGCCGACATCATGAGATCGCGTGACCCAGGCGTGCCACGTGGAGCGCAGCCACCGTACTGCATGATTGTCGCCATCGGACTTCCCAAACCACCACCGTCGCCAACCTGGCAGTGCTGGGCGCCCCAATGCTGCATCAATGCTTCAATTTCCTCGATCATCGCCCTTTCCCCCGAAAAACCGAACCCAACACAGAAAAACCACAACCCAACACAAACCCAACACAAATAAATCCCTTTAAAATCAATATTTTTATTAACTTTGAGTTGAGTGTGTTGGGTTTGTTGGGTTTTTCAGTCCTCGCATAAGAAAATTTTGTGACCATTGCTTCCGGTGAAAATAACGTCACGCATGCGCGCACGCGACACCAAACCCAACACACCCAACACAACAGCCGGAAACCCGCGAAAACAAAGGCCTGAAATTGTGCTGGGTAGCCAAAACCAACCCGACACACACCCAACACACCCAACACACTTTTAAACGTACTCATGCTGCAGCCGCCTTGATGTGGTCCCAGCTGTCCACATTCCACCCGGCCAGCTTCGCCTTCGCCCGCCAGGCGACGACCATCGCACCAAGTTCGGCCGACTTCAGCGATGGGGGCGGGGAAGCATCCTGGTCAACCGGAAAGAAGAACGCACCAAACTTGCGGTTGCTGCCATCGGTCCAAGGTATCGAGCGCGTTTTTTCTACTTCGGAATTGATGAACAGCGAGAACTTCGTCTGACTCATCACGTGCTCCTTGTTACGTTGACACCACTCAAGGAACAGCGAGTAAAGGTCAGTCGACAGACACGGCCCCCAGAGGCCCTGACCAAGCTCGCTGTATTTCCACAGGTGCAGGAACGTCTGCCAACCGGCCCGGCTCAGGGCTACCAGCCGCTCCCGGGCATCAGTTGATGGCGGTCGTGTCCGCTGGTTGAAGTCGCCCAAATCAACCGACAACAGCCAGCCGTAAAGGGCCGCGACGCCACCCTGCTCCAATTCCTGGCCAATGGCTTTCTGGCGCTCCACCGGCAAAGTCTCCAAGGGCCATACCACCAACATCCGGCGGTCGCTGTCACTGATTGGCCACGGCATGATCTCGTTGCTCAAGAAAACTGCGTTCATATGGTTGGATTCCTCCCAACCATTGATGAACTTGGATTCCATCCGAACCGTTTTCCCGGTGACCAGGTGCTTGATCTTGCCCACCTGGTTGTAACGCTGATCTCGACTCACGACCTCTTCAAAAACTGCCCACAACTTACGGCTTTGCCAGGCGTTGAAATTGCTTTCCAGCTGGGTCTGCCCAACTGTTGCTGCGTACTGACCGTAAAGCCTGCCCAAGGTATCGGCGAAAAACAGACTCTTACCCGAGCCCTCCATGCTGGAATGCATCAGCACAGCGGTATCCATCTTGGCGCCCAGGTGCTGCAGCGGAAATGCCAGCCAGCGAGTCAACCAGAGCGCCGCTTTTTCATCGTGGTTGCACAGAAACGAAATCAGCCACCGCAAGTTGGCACAGGCTGCATCGTCCCTGACCGGCTCCAGCGGCAGGCCATCAAAGGTATTGATGTACACCGCTGGATCCTTGGTCATGGTTGGGTCAAACACGATATGGTCCACATCCACCGTGCGGCGCTCGCTACTGTTCAACCACAGCGCGTAAGCGTCACCCAAGGCCATCTTTACGGCGCCTTCCGCCACACGCCGTTTCTTTTCCCGGTCCCACACGTCTTTGGTGCCATCGATGTACACATAGCGATCGGTAGGTGACATGCCCAAGGCACCACCCTTTTTGCCCGACATGCGCCGCGTCTGCTCGATGTCACGGACATGCTCATCGGAGATCAACCGCTTACCCGTGTCATCCAACCAGGCTTTGGCCAGTGGCTTGCCGACCCGTGCTTCGAACGCTGACTTTTTCATCACCCGCGACTGGTCGCAGTCCCACACATGTGTGGTCCCCTCGACCAATGCGAAACGACGAAGTAAGTGGTCAAGCGTCATCACCTCCCCCGCCCCCCCGTCAGATGCAGGAGCAGCCCCGCTGGGAGCGTCGTCGGCAGTAGGGTTCGGCCTGCTCGAATCACCGGATGGGGTCGGGGGAAGATCACGCGGATCAGGGCGTGATGAATGCTGCATACCCAGCATGCGCGCAGCGTCTTTCACGGCCTTTGACTGGTCGCCGCCGTGCTCGAGCAAACAGAACACCTCGAAGGCATCGTTCTGATGCCCGTTCGCGAGCGGATCAGCGCCGTGGTGCGAATAGACCTTGCCCTCATCACTGATCGTCACTCCTGGCAAGCCGGTGCTGCTCTGTGGGTAAAGCCACTTGCTGCCTCGCTTGATGTAACCGTGGGTGCGCAAAAGCTCGCCAACGTCGTGACTGCGGTTGAACTCATCAATCACCGACGGGCGTTGACCTACCGCAGCAGCCGGCCGTTTGGCGACTTTCGCCGGCGCCGCTGCGGGTTTGATTGCCCAGGGGCATGCCGCTTCGGCATCACGTTTAAAGAAGTCCCAGTTTTTCCAGACAGAAAGCAACTCATCGGTCAGCGTTGGCAAACCGTCCGTGGCACTGGGCGGTGTCCGCCAGGTGTAAGGCTTGCCGGTACCCGGATGAATCGACGGAGGAAAAACGTCCTGCACCAAACCAGCACGCAACTCGAATACCGTGAAGCGCTTGTATTCTTCAGCCTCAGCGCGTGCCGCGACTTCCTCATCGGCGGCCCCCTGCTCCTTCGCCGCCTTGGCTTTATCCATCAGACCTTTGTGGATCGAACCGTCAGGGTCTTTTTCATTCGGCCAAGAAAGAGAATGCCGGCTCAGCTCAACGCCGTCCGGCAATTTGAAAAGCACCCGAAAGCGCGCCGGGTTTCCGACAATGGTCGGGTACACCAGCGCCATAGCATCCAGATCGATCCCCAACAGCTCATACAACACATGCCGGGTCCACTGAACATCATCGACGTCCAGCGAACAGACGCGACTCGGCCCGAGCACGACGCCGAGGTTATGGTTGGGGTTTCGTTGCCAGAACGCTTCAGCTGTGGCGGCATCAGTGATGTAGCCGCCCGGCTTGTTCCATCCCAGGCCCTTTGGGGCTTTCTCACCTGGCTCGATGGAGACCAGAGCGAGATCGAAAGTAGTGATGTAACGCTTTGCCCATGTAGCGATGGCTATTCCTTTGGCCGCTTCACTCATCGCCGAGCCTCCCGCAACCCCTGGCAGTCAACACAGGTTTGGCAACCCTCAATCGACTGTTGTCGGCGTAACGGGATAGGTTCGTCGCAATCCGCGCAGAACTGTGCGCTCACGCGGTTCGAAGGCACACGGCGGCTGCGCTGAAGAGCAACGTCGAGCAGGTATTGCGCCTGGTCATTAGCACGATCGATTTCATCAGCCATGGTTGCGATCCTCCATCGCCTGACGGGCCCCCGCCATGATGCCGAGGACTTCGCGGATCACATCCATGCCGTGCTTTTCGAGATCCATGACCTCATGAAGCTCCCAAACATTGTCGGCAGCACCGTCGTGCATCTTGGCTACGAACTCACCTGTCTCGCCGAGCAATTTGCCAACGGCCTTCAGTGCATCCCGTGTCGCCGGTACCGGTACTGGGCGATACCACACAGCACCTGCTGGACGCATCAATGCATCAAGCAAGCGCGAGTCGCCAGTCAACCTGATCAACTCTTCAAGTTCATCCGGGTTCAGCCAACGACGCTCTTCATCGAGCTTGAGTTTCTTCTGGAGGGTGTCGTTATCCAACACCATGTCAAAGGCAAGAGCAGTGATTCCACCCTTGTAGTCACGCCCAGCGCGATAAATCGCCTGGCGTAGAGGAAGGACCGGACCAGCGTCCGGCAAAAGATCTGTGCGACTCATAACCGTAAATCCCCTGTTTACGGTGTGGCCGTAGAGTCCAACACGCTCTATTCTACGACCACGACCGATGTGCTGTGCGAATCGTGCTGTGCAGCACGGTTCATCGTTCCAGTCGGCCCAGGGGATTCTTATGGTGAGAGGTCCTGGGCCGACGCGCTATGTAGCGACTTGCATGTACGTGTAGCTCGTTACTTCCGGCCTGGTGTTTCTTTGGTGAGAGGTTTCAGGCCGGTGTTTCATGTGGCGTTATGGTGTGTGCTGCGTATCGCCACTGCTGGGCTGGGGGATTCTTATGGTGAGAGGCCCCAGCTCGGCACCCTTTCAAGCTTTGTGCTCCACGCCCCCAGCCTCTTTAACTTCGTCGTATAAGCGTTCAATCGCCTTCCCAGTTACATATCGAACATCTGCACCTTTCGCGGCACGATTAATAGTCGGCTGCGTTGTTCCCACGCGCTCCGCAATCACCCGCTGGGATAAACCAGCCTCCAGCAACTCCGCGAGCATTTCTTGGATAGTCATCTTATTCACCGATGCGCCTTCGCATTGGCCGCAACAATACACAAACGTATTGATTCATTCAATACAATTGACGATACGTTTATGAATCAAGGGCAAAAAAGTGATTGGTGACCGCATCACTCAACGCATGGCCGAACTGAACCTATCCGAGGGTGAGCTCGGTCGACGCTCTGGCGTTCCTCAGCCAACAATTCATAGGATCGCTACAAACGCCGTAGCCAGTCCTCGCCAAGAGAATGTTGAAAAGATTGCTAAAGCTCTAAAAGTCAGCAGTGATTGGCTGTGGAAAGGAGGCAGTCAAAAGGAAAAAAGCCCTACCGTACCTGACTCAAATATTGAGCCTGGGCCAGCCATCAAAGGATATGTCCCACTGATTTCGTGGGTGCAAGCTGGCGCCTGGTGCGAGATATCCGATGTCCGCACCATGGATGACGCAGAGATCTGGCTTCCATGCGCCGCCTCACACAGCCCCCAGAGCTATGCCCTCCGAGTTCGCGGCCTTTCCATGTTCAACCAACACGAGCGGCGCTCATTTCGAGACGGAGATATCATATTTGTTGACCCGGCAAAGGATGCCGAGAACGGCTCTCTTGTTATTGCAAAGCTAATGGATAGCCAAGAGGCAACATTCAAACAGCTGGTCATGGAAGGGAGCCGGCGATTCCTTAAGCCCCTGAACCCAGCGTGGCCTGACCCGATAATTGAATTGGATGACGATGCAATGATCTGCGGCGTTGTCTTCTCGAAACTAGAAATTTTCTAATACATTTGACAGCGTCCAAGCTCGCATTTACGCGGGCTTTTTTGTGATCATACAAAAATCAATACATATTAGTATTGACTGGATCGATACGAATTTGTATCGTTTGCCTCGTACACCTCTCACCAAAGAGTACGAGCCATGCAAACCACACAGCACAGCAACACCCGCTGCCCTGTCTATCTGCACCCCGCTGCATGCAGCAGTCGCGCAGCTGTAGAGGCCATCCAGCGCCGCACAGGACTACTGGTGATCACCACCTCTAAAGGTCGCACCGAGGCCATCCAGCCTTTCAACACCCCCGCAGCCGATGACAGCTCCTCACCTTTTGGGGGGATGCAGCATGAATAGCTACCTAATCCCACTCGCCAAGCAAGAACTACTGCATCACGTGCTGCAGGTTGGCGGCGCCGCGGTGTGCCCGCTTCACCGACCTGAGCAAACCATCCATGCCAGCTTTGAAGTCGAGCTCACTGACGACAGCGCGGTCATCAGCGTCGACTTCGGTGGGTACACGGGCGAGCTGACCCTCAAGCGTTCGGACCGGGCTAACCACCTGCACCTGCGGGACTTCATCCAGGACATTGCGAACGGTCGCATTGAGTCCGCGCAGCCCGCACCAGCGCCGGAGCAACCCACTCGCGAAGCGCAAATACAACAAATGCTGGCCGAGTCGGAAGCTCTGCTGAACAACGTTCGAAAACTGCTCGCAGCCTGAGGACCGCGCTATGAACCGCACCCTGGACGAAACCGCCGCCATGCTCGGCCTCAAACCCCGGAAGTTCCGCAAGCAACTGCGTGAGCTTCGCGTGCTGACGCAAAGCGGCGACCTGGCCAGCCACCACCGTGGCGGCGGCAACCTGTTTTCAGATCCGCGTAGCGTCCAGATCGGAACCACCAACCGCTACAAGCACTACGCCGTGGTGATGGTCACCGAGGCTGGCGTGCCATGGCTGGCCAAGAAATTGGGCATCACCATTACGCACAAGGACGCCGCAGCATGAAAACAAATTACTTCAACGCTTACACGCAAGCCCTCGGTGCCCTGCGGTTGATCCCGATTTATCTGGACAGTCCCGGCGTGGTCAGTCGTGCCACGCTGATCGGTGCCGCGAACGAGGCCATTGACCTGCTGGGCAACATTCCTTGCCGGACGCTGGAACTGGCCGAAGTCTTTCGCTGTGTCAACGGCGTGATCCAGGAAGGCCAGACCGCCTACGTCACCCCGACCAACTCACCCGAGTATCCGTTCGGCGCAGTGGTCGCAGACGGAAATGGCCAGGTCTGCGCCGCAGCCATGGGCAAAAGCAAAGAGGGCCTCGCCGAGTTGATCCGCCTCAAGTTGCTGCCCCCATCGGAGGGGTTCGGGGAGGATGCGGCGTGAGTTACACCCTAGACCAACTACGTAAAGAGTTTGCAACACCGTGCCCCTCTCTGGCCGCTGTCCGAGAGCGTTACTTCTCTCACATTTCAAACGACCGCTACCTACTACGCAAGATATATGCAGGAAAGATCGCACTGAAGGTCACTCGCTCGGGAAATCGGCAAGGCCGAGTTGGTGTTTACCTGCACGACCTGGCGGCCTTTCTGGACGCTCAAGCAGCAGCCTAATTCAAAGGTCGCCACCGCCTAACAGTGGCAAACACCAACCAACAAGTGAGACACAGCACATGAAAGCTACAGACACGAACGACTTTTTCAACTCACTCAATGCCGGTGTATTTGCCCAACAGATCGGCCAAGCTCTCTCGAACGTCGCGGCCGGCGTTATCGATTATGGCAAAGCGGGCGAAGTGAAGATCACCCTGAAGATGAAGCAAATCGGCCAGAGCAACCAGGTGGCCGTCAGCCACACCCTCGATTTCGCCCAACCCACCAAACGCGGCAAATTGCGCGAAGACTCGACCCTGGACACGCCGCTGTACCTTACACCGCAAGGTCTCACGCTGTTCCAAAACGACCCGACTTCGCAGCTCTTCAAGAGCGAAGACACGCCGGTAGTTCCTCGCTAATAGCAGCACCGCTACGCAGTACCAAATCCTCTCACCAAAAAGGGAAGCATCAATGCCACTCGCTAAAGACACACTCGAACTGATCGTCGCCCAAGCACACGCCGCCAGCGTCCTTCCCGCAACGCTCGTTCCTGTAACTGCGCTGCCGGACAACGTTCAACTCCATAACCTTGAAAAGTACCAGGCGCTGCGCTCCCGTTTCCGTGGTGCGCTGCACACCAGCAGCCTGCGCGATTTTGCTGAATACACGATCTCGCGCAACGGCCCTACCGCCAAAGGCTTCGTCGATCAGGACGACATGAGTTGCAAGGTCTTTTTCAACCTCGGCGACGACACCGCACCGGGCCATGCAGATGACGTGGCAACACTGAAGCTCAAGCCGACCGCAGCCTACAAAGCACTCCAGCAAATCGCCGGTAAGAAACTCAGCCAGCGCGACCTGGCCGAGTGGATCGAAGACTGGCACCTCAGTCTTGTGGCAAGCAAGGAAGGTGGCGGCACCATGCCCATCAGTGCAGCCATCGCCAGCGTGCGCAATATCACCATCGAAGCCCGCAGCTCGGCCACCAGTAGCGAACACAACTTCGGCGCCTCCCGCAGCGCAATGGACAGCATCGAAGCCGCCAGCGCCGAGAGCCGTATCGACGCGCTGTTCTTTGAACTGGTCCCGTACGAAGGCCTGGCTGTACGCGTCTTCACCCTGAAGCTCAGCATCCTGACCGGCGATGACAAACCAACCCTCAAGCTGCGCTGGGCCGGTGAAGAACAGCAAGTCGAGGAGATCGCCCAGGAGTTCAAAACGACACTCGCCAAAGAAGTCGGCGGCGCAGCGAGCCTAACCCTGGGCACGTTCAGCGCGTAACAACTCAACCCACGTAGCAACATCCCGTCGTCGGCCTCTCACCAAAAATCCCGGCGGCGGGCTCTACCGAGGCACAGCACATGACAGCAATTCAAATTTGCGCCCTGATCGTTCTCACCCTGCTTTTCGCCCTCACCTATTGGGCCGGCTACCGCGGCGGTCTGATCGACGGCCGCATCGAAGGTATCGACGAAGGCAAGGCCATTCAACACTCGGATGACTCGGAAACGATCCGCAACCTGCAGCTTTCGCTTGAACAGGCCCAGGCCCACCACAAGCAACTGTATTCCCACTACGAGCGTGCATTGGCCGCCTCGAAACTGGGGGAACAAGAGCGTCAGACCCTGCTGGCCATCGCAGAGCAACTGAGAATCGCGGCCGAGACATTCGCTGCGTTCCGCACGGGCAAAAAACTCGAACGAGACACCCACGTGCTCCGCGATCAAGCGCTCGCCATGGCAACCCTTCTGTCGCCAACAGCACAGGAGGCCGCATGACAACTCTCCGTCGAACAGTCCGGATCCGCGCCGGGCAAATGTCTCCTCTCGACTTACAAACAATTTGCGACAAGTGCTGCAAATCGAGAGCACACGGCAACCACCAACAATGCAGCAAACAGCGCCAGGCTGAAGGTATCGCCCGCCGCGCAATGGAGAAATAGTGATGGCCAATACCGAACTGGAGACGATCCCTCACCCCGAAGTAGACAAGGTATCGGAAGAAGTCATGGCCCACATCCTGGGCATTTCGTTTAGAGCGCTCGCTACTCGGCGCGCACGCAAGCAGATCCCTGAAGGCGTTTGGAACAAGCTGGGGAATCGCATTATGTACAGCAGAAAGAGATACTACGAATGGGAAGAAGCACAATGGATTTGCCCGATGGAGTTGAACTCTTCCGCAAATCCCTCAGGATTCGTTTTACTTGGAACGGTACCCGCCGAAGCGAAACGCTCCCCTTCCCCACGACGCAGAAAGGCATTAAAGCTGCATCCCAATTACGCGATCAAGTAGACAACCTGATCAAGCTCGGGCTCTTGGATGACGCCAAGTACGCCGAGCTGTTCCCCGGTTCGACTACCCCACTCGGTGGCATTCCAAACTTCCACGAGTACGCCCAGCTATGGCTTGATGGCCGGGTCATCGCTGAAGGTACTCGCAACAACTACAAGGGCGCGCTGAATCTCTACTGGATTCCACCGCTTGCCCTGGTACGCATCGACCTGATCACCACCACACTCCTGCGCCGCATTATCGCGGCCACGGAGTGGACGTCTCCGGGTGTGCGGCGCAACGCGCTGGTCAAGCTCTCTACGATTCTGGAAGCGGCCGTAGCTGAAGAGCTGATCAAGAAAAATCCCGCAAAGATGATCGATCTTCCGAAGCGAGGGCGAAAGGAAATCAACCCGTTCTCGCTGGACGAAGCCAACCGAATCATTGATCACCTCTACCAGACGCAACATTGGCCCAGTGGAATTTACGCTGCATTCTTTGAATTCGCGTTCTTCACCGGGCTCCGTCTGTCTGAAGTCGCTGCGCTGCGCTGGGATGCCGTTGACCAGGTGAAACGCCAGGTTCATGTCTGCCGCACAGTGGCGTTGGGTGTTGTAGAAGAACGCACCAAAACCGGAAAGGATCGGTTCGTACTGCTGAACGAGCGAGCGTTGCACGCGCTGGAGTTTGCCCGCCAGTACGCCGAGCGCCGCGCCAAAGGTATCGGCAAGGTGAAAACCACGCCCTACGTGTTTCCGCCGTCGAAGAACAGCGAGTACATCAAACAGACCTCCGATCTGCACAAACAGTGGGGTCCAGCACTGAAAGCGCTGACGATGCCTTATCGACCGCCGTACAACTGCCGTCATACTTATGCGACAATATGCTTAATGTCCAACATGAACCCCGCATTCATCGCTCAGCAGCTTGGCCACAGTGTCCAAATGTTGCTGACGACGTATGCGCGTTGGCTCA